TTCCACCCCAATCATCGACGGCAGCAGCCTTGTCGAACATGACAGTTGGGTTGTTAATCATCGGTAGGATGTGGTCTCCGCTGTGGCGTGTGAAACTCTCGCCCTTCAGGTTCTTCCTCCAATCGCTGATGTCAACGGGGTTGTTCAGGGAGTCAACCAGCACTGGTGTGGCTGTGTTGCCGTTAGGCCCTTTGCTTCTGGTGGCTATCTGTAGCAGGGTCTTGGGTATGTAACCACAGGCAATCTTCCTATTGGTCTCTATGTCTGCATCTGTCGTCGCTCTGGATGTGCCGAAGGCCCAGCCTGTGGATAGCAGTTGTGTCTTCTCCGCCTCACCGAACTCGACGTGTGCCGCTTGTATTCCCAAGTCGCTGTGTATGGATGCGCTGAAGAGGTCTGATATGGGAGTGATGTTCTTGGTCGGGTCGAATGCTCGTATGGTGATGGCATCAGGCAACACACCCATGTCACCGAACGTCTTGCCGTTGGTGGCGTACATCTCGGTGCAATCGAAGTTCACTCCCTCGGTCAACTGACTTGCTGTAGCATTGATTGCAGCAGTCGTGACAGCAGCCATCAACTCATCAGTGACGAGCGTGGTCCAGTTGAGGACAGGGCTGATTAGATACCTGCCGCTGAAAGAGTTGGACAACTCATCACCAGCCAGACCGAAGAACTGGTGAGTCCCGTCCTTGGCGTTTTGCGTTCTTCTCGTGTAGGAGAAGGTCATTCCTTGGTCTCCACCTTCTGAGTCTGTCACCTGTAGCATGCCGTTCGTGAGTGGGAAGCCGAGATACCCTAGCACATCGTGATGTGCGAGACCACTACCGCTGTCGAAAGGTGCTTGTAGAGTCACTGTAAATGTAGTGCTGGATTTGGTTATTTCACAATCCACTGCTATGTTCGGTGCAGATACACCTCTCCATCTGTTGCCAGTCCAAGACTTGGCTGTCATACTAGAGTTGTTAGTACCTAGTTCTTCCATCCTACCAGTGGCATCACCAGTGCCACGCATGTGCTTGCCTATGGTGAAGCCGCCCTGTGTCATGTCCCTGTCATCGAAGAACACGCAGACCTCATTCGAGATGGTGTCTGGGAGAACTGTGTTGTCGTTTGCGAAACCTAGTCCTGCACCTCTGTAGATGTAGCGTATGCCGTGATTGCCTCCCCTGTGGTCTGTCAGTTTGAGACCGTATATCGGTGAGTCTCCTAGTGTGTCGGACTTCAGTTGATTCGCATCCGTATGAGTGGTATAGGTCACTGTTGTGCTCGACCTGCCATATGTGTCTCGGAATGACTGAGACCCCTTCTTGCCGAAGCCCCAAGGTCCTGCTATTGGTGAGAAACCGGGTATGCCACTCGCAACAAGCCCGCCGAAGTTGACTCTACCGACGGAGTTCTTCCCTACTCTCAGTCCCTGTATTATCGTTGATGAAGAGCCTATAGTGGAAAATGACTCGGTGTTTACGGTGTTGAACTGCTGTCCCCCACCTAGGGCATTCGATATGGCCCTGATGACAGGGCTGCTGTCATCGTCGGAATCAGTGAAGTCAGTCGTGCTGATTACGTCTTCTCCTGTCTCTTCCGGGTTGACGTACTGAGTGAGAGTGGTGATTGGTGCGAACGGTCTGCCGTGCTTATTGAGTGGCATGGGGGCGGGATGCATGTTCTCACCCTCCTTCTCCTCAGGCAATGCCCAGAAGTCACGCCATCTACCGCCATGTCCTATGAGGAAGTCTGGTTGGTAGACGCTCTGTCCCTTGCTGTTGTCGAGCCAGACGCAGAAGTTCCTACCACTAGCACCCGGAACGGTGCTGTGTATGACCACGGTGAATCCCCTGTTGCCGTTCTTGTCCTGCACCTCCCTACCCATGTGTGCTCTGACGTATCCCATGTGCGTTCCTCTGTCACGAGAGGAGAACGCCTTGTCTGTATCCCAAAAGGGAGCGGGGTCATGGGCGCTGCCGGTAGTGTCCTTGTCAACTACGATTTGTCCCTTCGGTGCACCCGCTTGGTTGATTTGCCTAACAATCTCCTGTGCTGCTGATTCTATGGACACCACACCGGATTTACCTGCAACAGCGCCGCAGTCTATCGAAAGTCTCCTGAGGAAGTCCATATCCGTCCATTGCTTGAGATGCTGTAGCCTGCTCTCTTCATGGCCTGTGAGGTCGAGCGGTGTGTCTCTTATGCCCTTGAGACAGAGGAATGCGGGAATGACACGAGTGCCGTCTGGTGTGTCGAAGAAGGTGGACGGGTCTCTGAGTGTAGCACCACTGGTGTCTGTCCTCAGTTTGACCAGTGCAGCGGTGAACGCCTCAGTCAGTGACCTCTTGGTCCTTGCGAAGGCGTGGTCGCTGTTCGCTGTGAATGGGTTGACCGTAGAGTCGCTCGTCCTCGGTAGAACGCTGTCACCCATTGAGTACTTGTTGGCCTCACCGAATATGCTGTATCCAGTGTGCACGTGATGACCGTGCGCCTTGCCGTATATCCCCGGCGATGAGGATGTGGCTGCACTAGGGGGTAGGCTAGACGGTAGAGTGCCGTTGACTGCGGTCAGCACGTTAGTACCTATCCTGTTCGCTAGGTCATGTGAGTATGCGCTTTCTATGAACTTGGACTGCTGTGTCGAGCGGATGTACCTGTTCTCGCTAGGATAGCCGTTCGCCACGTCTATCTGGGTGGTTATCCATGAAGGCCCGCCACCGTTGAAAGTGGCAGTGTACTCAGCCAAGTCTACTGGTGCTGTGCCGCTGCCTACCACCATGTTCCTCGGTCTGCCGATTGTGACTGCATCAGCGCTCGTCTGGACTTGCATGTGCAGGTCTTGGAAGGCGATGAACTCCTTGTCATGAGCAACGTCATAGAGAAGCACCCTAGCATGCCCATCTTCTGCAAGATAGGGGTCAACGTAAGCCACCTTGGGAGCATCTGCCTCATCAAGTCCTAGTGATTTGTAGTTCTCCTTGACCGTCTGATTGACGTGCTGTGCGTAGTTTATGGCTGTCTCAAGGCAGGTGTCACCGATGAGGAAGTTCTCCAACGGTACGCTCTCCCTAGGTCTGGATGCAGCGAGACTGGCCACACCACCGTTGAATCCCTTCCATACCTGAGCCTCGTTGAGTACTCCCCTGCTCTTAGCGAACAGACCCTCTGTCGCATAGGGGTTGTTGATTGTCATGTTGGCCCATATCGTATCACCGCTTCTCAGTCCACCAGCAGCGTATGGGTAGTTCCAAGACTTGTTGAGAACAGCGTCAGCGTCTTCCTCGTATGCGTTGGCTATGGAAAGCCTGAGTGGTACGTCGTCAACATCTGCCGCAGCATTTGCAGCAAGGTCTGTAAGTGTAACAGAATAGTCTCCATTATCGTAGTCCTCTATGGTTGAGACAGTTCCTATGAATAGAATCTTGGAAGCACTAGCCTCTGAGTAGAGTAGGTCTCCCTTTCTTAGATTGAGACCTAGGGTGTTAGCACCAGCGAGTCTCCCATTACTATTTTGAATTGTAACGGTTGCACTGTTTGTTGCCGCTATAATTGTCCAAGCATCGTCACCACCGGGGTCAGGCTTGTATGTCTTGGCTATGTTCTCGTTGTTGGCCTCCTTCAAGGCTGCGTTGTTGCCGTCATCCCCGTCAACAGCACCGAAGATGTCCCTCACCCTTCTGGTGAGTCTTATCTCCTTACCCGGAAGGTTGGTCACCCAAGGAGGTGTGGATGTTGTTGCTGCCCTATATACGAACACCAAGACGTTGGGCGCTATGGTGTCACTGATGCTGTTCTTGGTCAGCCTGCCGTAGTAGTGCATCTTCTGGACAGTGCCGTCGCTGAGTATTGTCTCAGCCTCGTAGAGGAACTCACCTGAGGAGAAGGAGTACGTGCTCATGTCCTCGTAGTCCAAGTCTGGGAAGAGGTCCATGTCCTCGTCAGACATGGTGATGAGGACTTGGTTGATGAAAGCACCATTACCGCCTGATAGGTTCTTGTGCGCGGCAGTGACGACATTACCGACAGCCCTGCCGGAAACTATCCTCGGTGCGTGTGGGTTGGACTCAGGGCCTTCCTTGAACTCCACTGCGCTGACGTACTGGCGCAGCCCGTAGTCCACGTTGCCTCCCTGAGTCTTGACGCTGGCTGAGTCGTGGTAGTACTCCGACCTGTTCTCGAAGTCCGAGGATGGTGTGAAGGCATCAGAGCCTATGGGAACTATACCCTCCAGTGGAAGTGAAGGTCCACCAGTGGTTATTGAAGCACCAACAACAGCCTCATCTAGGAAACCTGACGAGAATGCCCAGTTCTCTGCACCGTTGTCTCTAGGCACTGTTAGCGTCGATGAATCCCTAGCCGTCCCTATGTAATATGCCCATTCTCCGCTGGCTAGAAACATCTTCCTGTAGTTCCTGACGTTATCGACGTTCTGATAATTCTCATCGTCGTTACTATCCTCAGCCATATTGAGTATTGCAGCAGATTCATTCTGTTGTACGTTAGGAAAGATTCCAATGTCCTCCACTCGGATGAAATAACCGGATGGATTGGATGTCACTTTCGTGATTCTTGTCGAGGGAGAGTATTGGTTCTGCCTCTTGTTTAGGGCATAGGCTGACATCGCCTCCCTATCTGCCGGTTCGACACCCTTCGGTCTCCTACCGACAGGGCTTGGGTTGTAGGTGTGTGGGGTGTGTGTAGCGTCTATGTGAATCTTGAACGAGTTGTCTGGTCCGGGGAAAGTGCCGGTTCGCACGTCATCGAAGAACTGGTTTGCAAAGAAGGGTATTTCCACCATCGCCCTTGTGCTTGCGTATTGAGTGCCGAGTTGGTAGTCATGCTGCACATCGCTCATGCCTTGGAACATTCTGTCGTTGATGGTAGAACCATCCTCAGCGAGAGATGACTCGTCAAAGAAGCGGTCTGCGAAGAGCGTCACTGAGACGTTGATGTCCTCCGCCGACGATATGCCCTTGGAGATGTCAGTGGCTGATAACCAACTTGAGAAGTCTGTGAACTCAGTGCCATTGGCTAGAAGGAACTTACCTGCCCCTGCACTGGCTGCGTCTGTGAAGACGAACTCCGATGCGGTTTTGCTGTCATATCTGGCACTAGCGCCGTCTTGTAGGTAGACCCTGCCTGTCTTGGGGAAGCCGTATGTGCCCCAAGATGCTAGGTCTGTTGAATTGTTATTGAGGGGCTTGACTGCGATTCGACCGCCCCCTGAGCCTGATACTGCTAGATAACCGACAGCACACATGTTTCTCCTCGTGGAGAACGGGAGTCTGGCTAGCGGGCTTGGGTCGTATGTGGGTTTGACATCCATAGCACCCTGACCCGGACCACCGAGGGTGACTGTGACTACGGGTGCGTTAGGCTCTATCTCCTTGACCACCTGTGAGTCTGGGCTTCCTTTGCCTCTCACATTGACTGACCTGTTGACTGTTGACTCTGTGAGACCCACACAGCGTACTGTGGTGAAACTGTCACCACTTTGATTGGAGTCCAGCACGGCCCTGATTCTGGCCCTGCTCATGAGATACATCATGGTGATGTTGTTAGGCTCTTTGAAATCGGTAGACTGCGACCTCAATCCTGAGAGTTGGTTGACTCTCCTCCTATCTGAGGGTTGTATGAATACTCTCACGCTACCGTCATCTTGGAATTGGTTGTCGATGATGTCGAACATCTCGTATATGTGTGTGCCAGAGGAAGTACCTGCCTTGTCGAACTCTCCGTTGGATGGTGACTGTATGACCTCGCTAGGCTCTCTCCTGAAGTACAGTCCCTTGTCTGTCAAGGAGTCGTTCTTGCTCCTGCTGGGTTCTATGACCATCTTGTGAAACACTGAGTCGTGCTTGGTGGTGGGAGTATGGGAAGCGGTGATTATCTGTGGGGTTTTATTGGGGTGTGCGTTAGTGCCTATCCCTATGTACAACTCCTCTCCATTGGTGACAGCAGCAGCACGGTTATCCGTGAGGGTGATGTTAGCCCCTATGCCTCCTGATGCTATTGTACCTACGAATGCTAGGTTGGAATTGTAGATGGCATCTCCCTCTGCTATGTTGCTGCTCTCGCTGCTAGTGCCATTGGTGGTGATGCTAGAACCACCACCAGAGGCTTGGTCGCCATCTACAGTGATTCCAGTGGGTGTCATCGGTTTGTGGTTGATTGGTGTGAGGCTCTCGTCTAACTCGTCATCCGCCTCGTATCCCTCACTGACATCACCTATGAGAGAGTGGTTTTCTCTCAACGACCCCTTGAGTATATTAGAATCTGTGAAGTCGATATAACCGCCAGCAGCGAACACCTCTGACCTTATGGTATTGGTTTCTATTGCGGTCTTGATTAGGCTGAAGAGAGTGGTAGTGCCGGTGACTATGGTAGAGCCAGCGGGTACTGTCTTCTCTACCATGAGTAGAGGTTGTACGACACCGCTCATGCTAGCCCCAGTCAGGTCTATCGCATTGTAGTAGACCTTGACGAAGGGAGCGAGGTTGTAGGAAGTCAGAGCAGGTATTCTGAGAAGCGCTACCCTGCTCTTCTCACTGGGTCTGAGATGAAGCCTGCGTGTCTCTGCGTTCAGATTGTCTAGGTCTTGTGGGACAGGCCCTTTCAGCATGAAGGGGAGGTAGTCGAAACTAGGACCGCCAATCGCAATCACCTCTTTCTCTGCGTCTACCAAGCCGTTGTCGAACACGACTTGAGCCTCTGTCTTGTTGACTATCTCGTCAATCAGAACTGTTCCTTGGTCTCTGTAAACGTCAACTCTGCTGTTGATTGAAATCTGGTCGGAGATACCACCCTTGGAGACATCGTACATCACGTCTATGATATCAGCAGAGCCGTCTATCTGCTGGTCGATTATCTCCTCCTGCGCTCTTGGCATCAATTTCAGGAAGTCATGACCGTCAACGTGGTTGAGGGCATGCCTTCCACTGTGACCGACTTGAAAGGATGCGTCTACGTCAGTGGGCCAAGTGACTGCATATGCGTTATCTGAGGTGTCTGTGGCCATTTCTGTTGAGTAGACGAAACCATGCAGAGCGAACGAACTCTCGTCAATGACCATCTGACCCGTCCTGTCTATCATTTGTGTGGAATGATGAGGTGGTTGGTATGGCCTACCACTGGCGCTGTCTATCAGCAGGTCAGCGCCGACGACCACGAAGTAGTTGTCAACCCCCGCTGTTCTGCTATGGAGAGCCTTGCGGAGTCCGTTGACCGAACTGGAGAAGTCAAGATGCACGCTGGAGACGAGGCAGTTGCCAGTCGATGTGTTGATGTTGTGAAGCCTGACTCTCTCTGGTGGTTTGTTGTTGGGCTTGAATACGTCCCTGTCTGTAGCACCGGCGTTGATGAGAAGGTTGTATGGTGTGTGAGAGACGACGTGTGTTGTTGGAGTACCTGTGTTCTGTAGGTAGTTAACGACCTTGTAGTCCCCACCTGTGTACTTGTGAGTACCTGTGCTGTCCTTTGAGAATACGTAGTTACCCGATACCGTCTCCAATCCGGTGAGTTTCTTGGCTAGTTTGACTGCATCAGCGGTACTGAGTGATATCTGGGATATGGTGACGCTCTCACCGTCCATGGTAGTGCTGTTGTCTGATATCGAGGAGAAGGTGTAGACCTCCTCTACAGGTGCTATTGGTTCTTCAAACCTATAAAGCAGCAACGTATTATTGCTGGCTATGGGTGCAGACCTCTCTAACGAGCCTTCCTCGAAGTTAGTGGAGATGTGTAGTGACTCCATCACACCTCGGAATTGCCCTCCCTTTCCTCCTACATACACGTGTGCGTTGCCCTTGGCTATCTGTAGGGTTCTGTTCGGCAACTCCTTCGATGCCATCAATTCGCCATTGATGTAGAGTTCTATAGCACCAGTCCTCAATGCCGCCACTATGTGCATCAGGGGTCGTTGGTCTGTGTTGAGGGTGGTGGGGTCGTCGTATGAGCCGTTGTACTTGTTGTATGACGAGTGTATACCACCGAACTCAGAAGAGGGATAGACGACTCCCTCGTATCCTCTACCGGATACCTTGGTCGCTGTGGATACGAAATGGTGCTCCTGTCCCGCATCAGTGTCGAGGAATATCTCGAAAGTGGCAGGACCGGGCGTGTCTACCTCGCCTATTGACAACTTGAACTGGTCTTCCTTCTCTACTACCACACCACCGCAGTCGGGTATGACCCAAGCCTCTATGCAAATCTGGGTGTTCAGTAGACCGGATAGTGAGCCTTCTCCCTCTATGTGCTGCCTCTCACCCAGTATGTTGGCCTTCGACTTCGTTCCTGATGATGTCTCTTTTCCCAAGCGACTCATAGCGCCTTGTGGAACGACTATGCTGTCAGACACACCGTCGAAGAAGAAGGCGTGGTTTGAGCGTCCGAGTATAGGCATAGTATCACAACAAGAAGTCCACAGGCACGAATTGCATCACAATGTCGTAGACGTTCTCTCCTGCGTTGTATGTGATGTCGAGTTTGTTTACTGTGCCCTTTATTCCTGTTCTGTTGCCAGTGAAAGTCGCACCTGCTGGATTGGAGTTGTTGTCGCTCCTCTTGTCATTGAATGACTTGCCGAACCCTGTGGGCATGATGAAGTTGCGAGCGACGAAGGTATCGCCATCCGCTTGTATTGTTGAGTTGTATGGTATCTGTATACCTGTGATGTATCCGCTTCCATCACCAAGTCCTGCTTTACTGTCAAACATGATGCCCGCACCTGCTGCTGCTACACCTACACCAACGGGAGCACCGACACCACTGAGGGCTGCTGCACCTCCTCCTACTACCATTGCTCCTCCTATCAGGAACTTCTCGAAACTCTCTTTCTTGGAATTGTTCATGATACCGTAGAGGTCCATCGCCTTGTCTCCTGCCGACCTCTTGGATACGGTAAGCCCGCCTGCGAACTTCTCGTGAGAGGGAGGTCTGTATGTATTGGGCTTCTTTGAGAATGTGGGAGTGAGGTTGTTGCCATCCTCTCCTACGGTGTCTTGGAGTATTGTCACTACTGTACTGGTTTGACCAGTGACAGCGGAGTCTGACTTCGATGCGGTGAACTTGGCCGCTAAATTGGATGTGTTGTTTATCAGGTCTGCGAATGCAGTGGCGAATCCAGCGGCAGTGAGTGAGCCTGCTGGGTTGATTCCTATGGTGTAATCGGTGTTCGTGGTGTTGGTGAATGTGCCTGATGAGAGTTTCTTGAGTCTGATGTTGAAGGAAGTACCATCGTGGGAGGTGAGTCTGATGGTGGAGAAACTGAACTCATCCGAACTAACGAAATACGTTGAATTGAACAACTTGGCTATGTTGGAGTTCGTAGCCCCATCACCGTCTAGGTAACTCTGTATCTGACCGCCCAGCACTATGAATGAGAAGTCTATCTTCGCTTTTGCTGCTATACTAGAACCCACTAGATTCCTGTCGTCAGTGAGCACTGCGTTGATTAGAATCATCGACTTGTTCATGTTGAGGTCAAGCCCGACCCTTATACCACCGGTGAAGGGGGTGGGCATGCCACCTGTCTTTCTCTGTGTCGTCATTGTCATGCTAGTGGCGTTTATCTCAGTCAACAGTCCATTGTCATGAACTAGCCTGATAGGAACACCATTTGCCGCCGCCATTATGCATACCTACTTCTTGTTGTTGTACCACCCATTGCTCTGGCTACTTCCTCTTGCATCAACTCGCCCATCTCTCTGGCTAGTTGTCTCTTGTCAGAGCGGTCTGTTATTCCTGAGATGTTGATGTTCATTGTGAAGTTCTGAGTGACACCACCAGATACAGCAGTGCCTATTTGAGTACCACCAGATTCTTTCTTCTTCTTATTACCGCCGAATAGTCCTTTGGCTTTGTCTATCAGACCACCAACAGCACCGGCGATTGCATCCTTGATTTTCTTGATTATATTCCAAACCTGTTTGAAAGGCCACAGCATTATGTCGCCTACCTTGGCGAACTGTTCTCCTATGAACTTACCAACACCCGTTAATTTGCTCTTTAATCCACTGACAAACTTGCCTATTTTACTGAATGCCTTCCCTATTGCTTCGCTTATCTTAGACGGTATACCGAAGATGAAGTCCTTCAATGCAACCAGTTTGTCTATTGCCTTATCCTTGAGAGTACCAAACAAATCAGGTATACCCACTATGGCATCTACCAGTTTCTCTTTTATCGTGCCGAACGTCTCAGGAATCTTCTTGAAACCATCAACGATGAAGCCTATTACTTTCTTTGCTATATTCAACACACCATTGAACACCTTCTTCGCTATATCTATGAAAGGCTCAAGCGCAGGTATCACCTTGTCTTTTATGAAATCCTTAATCTTGGTGAATATCTTCACAGCGAGTTGTCCTAGTTTGTTGAATACTGCACTGAAAAGCGTGCCTATCATACCTATACCACCCTGTACAGCAGATATACCGCCTTGAATCAAGGTGGTGGATGAGTTGATGGCCGCTAGGGATGCCAAGATTGGTGCGAACGCCATTAGAAGTCATCCTCCTGCAAGAAGGAGTAGTCCAGTTTCACTATGTCACTGCTCTCAGTGTTGGACCTGACCCTCGCTTCCTCTGCCTGTTTCTCTTCCTCTGCGTCATACACCATGGCCCATACGAGGGACTGTTTGAATATCTCTTCGCTCATGTTGTATACCTCTGTTAGTGAAATCCCGTAATGTTTTGCTATGTTATATGCAAACAACTGTAGTTGGAGTTCAATGTCTTCTGATGATTCTATTGCTTGTCTCTTCAGAAAACTCTCAACCCTCAGTTGCTCGCTTTGGTAAACCCCCCTTGCATAGCCTCCGCCATCTCATCAGGCTTCGGGAGGAGCGATGCTAGTTGCTCACCAGCATATGCATTGAGTTGTCTCATTTCTTCTATGGTCAGTTCCGGGTTAGTGCCTACGACCCAATTAGTGAAAGCATACGACCAGTATGCCTCTAAATCAAGAGAAACGCCAGATTCATTCACCACGAACATCGTTTGTGCCGCTTTCTGTACATCTAGATACGTTATGTCTCTTATCCACACTTCCATGATAGCCTCAGGGTCGTCCCTATCGACTTGTATCTCATGTTTGTGTTCTTCTTTATTCGTTAATATTTTCCTCTTGTTCACTACTTTCGTCATTGTTTGTCACTTCCTCGGTTACAGCCGCTTCTTCAGCAGGGGCATCCGACGATTCCTCAGCAGCCGTTTCTACGGGGGCTTCGGTCTCATCATCTGGTTGTGTTTCTTCGGTAATGCCTTCGTCGTCTCTCCTTAATCGGAGCACGACTTCAGCCTTAGTACCTCGAATCGTAAGTCCTCTGTCTCTACATATGTCACGTAGTTCTGAGACAGTCATCGAATCATAATCTGTGTCTATGTTAAATGGGGAGTCGAAATTAGAAGGCAATTCAGGCTCTTCTTCGGTTTCACCCTCTTCAGGTTGTAAGTCGCCTATGACTAGAGGCTCTTCTTCCACTTCGATTCCTGTGTCGTGTCCTGAGTCTGCATAGTCAGTGTGGCTCAGGACTTCCTCAGCAGCATCCACCCAAGCGGGTTGCTCCTCTACCACCTCAGGAACGGCAAGAGCAGCCTTGAAAGCAGCGTCTATGCGTGCTCTCTCCCTTGATGGTATGTGTGTGATTTCCACACCAGTCCTACTGGACATCCAAGAGAGGTAGTCCTCTTTGGAGATTCTGTTGAATCTCTTGGCTCTTTCTCTTAGTGCTGGCATCATCTTCAAAACCTCAGGAGTGGAACACAGGGTCAATCGTTATGACCTTGATTGACTTAGGCATTATCTTCAGCATGCTCCTTATCGGCCCTTTGTCCTCAGGTATGGGCAGTGGTGCTTCTGTAATGAAGTAGTCATCAATTAGAATCTCTATGGTCTCTTTAGTGCCACTACCGCCTTGTTTGACGAATGATAGGCGTATCATGTCAGCGTCAGTGGTGTCTGTGGTGGTGTCATCGAAGTTGTCTATGCTCCTTCTCATGTTGTGGTAGAACAACGGGTCGTCTACTATTATCTCCATCTCCATGTCATATTCTGTCTTACCAGCGACGGATATGGTCGGGTTTCTAGTGCCTGCGTATGGTACTTGGTCGGTCTCCGAGTCAGCGACGTTAGCACCTGTGATGGTGTAGAACTGCTGCACTCCGGTGCTTCCGTTGAGTTGGAAACTGACGACTTGACCAAGGGTAGTGCCCTTGACCCTCATCGTGCCGTTGTAGAACATGAATGGCTTCTGAGTCCTCTTGGCTATGCCGGACTCCTTCCTCTTGACCTCGGTGTTTGCCGTATCCTCGAAGAGCCTGTGTGCGTCGTACCTGTCACCTTCGTTTGAGGTCTCTAATCTCCCAGTGTCTGTGTAGCATAGAGCAGCGTCGAAGTTCACTGTCATTTTTAAGGCAGCATCAGTATCAGCCTTGAGTGAGAAATCCTTCACCTTGCATCCACGGAAGACACGTGTGAGTTGCTTGGAATCACCAGCACTACCATCAACGACCTCTGTCGTTGCTGTGCCTGCTCCTACACCTGTGTCGTTTCTCCTGATGCTGACCTCCATGGCGAAGGATGGTAGGTTGGTTCTGGAGTAGATGAGTTTCTCAATCGGATTCTCTAATGTACCGAAAGTACCAGCAGTTGAACTGGCCGCTGTAGTTAGGAGGTTCGGGCTGCCGTTAGAACCGTCAGCCATGAACCTACAGAAGTAGATGTCCATGTCTGTGTCATGGTGGAAGTTGAAGGGGTCATCGACCCATATCTTGCCGTTGTTTATGGCTACTATCCTTCTTATCTCGGTCTTGATGGCCTTGCTTATGACGCTATCAGCGCCCTGTGCTGGCCAAGTGCCGTCGCTTGCTGTCTCCCTGTGAGTGTGTACGTCTGTAGTGTTGAACTCAGGGATTATCACATAGTCTCCTGCTGCTGGCGGTTCGTTGTCGCTCGCACCTAGTTCGCTGACGGCAGTGCCAGTGAAAGCGAAGTAGGAGTCACCGGGCGAGATAGGACCATCGGTCTCTAGGCTTGTTGTAGTGCTTGTAGGGCCACACAAAGCAGATGGACTGAAAGCGAGTGTGTCTGCTGTCGTCAACGCAACCTTAGTGCCACCCTCCTCGAATCTCATTGTGCTGTCTGCTCCGTTATTGACAACAGCAGTCAATCTACCCACGTATGTCCCGTCGCTCTTGAAGAGTGCATCACCAGCGGCGACTGTTTCAATTGCGCCGTCTAATGGAATTACAGTAGCAGTTCCTGCTGCGATAGTGCTTTCTACTTTACCGGTTATGGCTGTGAGTGGTAGTTTGGCCACCTCATGACCTAGTGCGTAGTAGAACCAGCGACCGTTGTGTATGTTGCACTCGAAAGAGCCGCCTGTGTTGATGAACCTGCCCGGAGTCTGTACTGCTACGTCTCGACCTAGACCGACCACGTGGTATCTCTTCAGGTCCACGACGGTCTCAGGTAGAGCCACAGTGCCTACCAGTCCCACGAACTGGTCAGTGAGAACCCTCTCAGCAGCAGCGTTGGCGTTGGCTGCGTGAGCCATGGATGTGTCCATGCTGGGGGTCTTGAACGGTAGTATGTGCAGAGCACCTGAGTCTGACGTTATGTTACCATCGCTGTGGTTTGTCAGCAGATGTGGGGATATGGTGAGTTCAGTGTCGGATTGAGCGACTATGGTGTACACCCTGCCGGATTCGCTGTAGTTGTCATTCGCATCCCAAGGACTGCCATCCAGACCGCTGAAGACGAGTTGACTGCCGACCAGCATGCCTCTTGGAAAGGCAATCTTGGCGCTGTCTATCGGTGCTCCCGATGTGCCACCACTGAACATGATGACGCTTGTGTCCTTGATTTTGTCTCTTGTACCGGACTTGGCGATGAACCTAACAGTGCCGAATGCATTGTGCTCTATTGTGACTCCTGACTCGTGACCGAACGTGATTTCAGTCAGGTCTCCACGATAAACTGTTGACGGCATGGCTCTCTCTCACCTCATGGGATTAACTCTGCAAAGATAACAACTTCTATCTGAAAGGTCGTTCTGAACAACATTTTGCTCCTATCGGACAAATCCGTCCGTGTTTTGAACACGAGTCTGTCATAGTTCTCACCGTCTCCTTTGCGCTTGGTGTGGATTGCTCTTCTTATCTCATTCTCCATGAGTTGCAAGTGCTTTCTGCTTCTCATGGTTCTCGCATCCAACGTGATATTTATCCTAGTGGTAACGAAGTCATACAATAGTTCCGGTGTCTCTTCGTTGTGTGCCGTCTCGAAGACCATGATGTAGTCGTGGTTCTTCATGTCTAGCCTCTTTCCACGCTCTGGCCCTACATCGGCTATGTCTATGATGATAGGCTTGTAGTTGCCCGTATTGCCCCTGTTCCAATTGTCTCTTAAGACAGCGAGAACAGCGTCTATGCCCTCTAGGAAGGTCGCTACCATCAGTTCCTCACCTCGGCAATCGGTAGCAGTTTGCCGCCTCTGTAGTTGAAGTTGTGCTCCCTCATCTCAGGGTTTCCCTCTGTGAGCATCCTCTCATCCACTCTCTTCATCACCTTGTCTATGATTTCCTGTGATGCCGGTAGACCTGTCTTGGTGACTGTGATTAGACCCTCGTCATTGGTCAGACCCTCGGACATCATCTCCTCCCTCTCCTTCCTCGTTCTGAGGTTGGATGGATTCTTCGTGAAGTAGTTGAGTAGTTCTGCTTGGTTCGCTATGTTCTCAGAAAAGGTGTCCCTGACTCTACCTCGCATCTCATCTCCTGCGTCGTACTTGGTCATAGGAAACTTACCACCTCTTTGTAGCGTGGCATGGTGTTCTCTATGTCCATCTTGTACATCTGTATCTTCGATGCGAGGTCCACGTTCTGCGTTCCCTCAGGTATGAGTACGCTCCTGTCGTCACTCATGAGTAGGTCTATGGCTACCATCTTGGTGCACATGTCCTCTATCGCCTTCTCAAGATACCTCTCTCCGTAGATGTAGGATACCTTGACTGCGTTCCACTCGAAGAACGGGTATGAGTTGTTGAAGTATATGATTCCCATCTCAGGGTCTAGCCAGAAGTCACGTAGCCTGCCACCGTCTCCACTGCTTCCGTGCAGGTCAACATCCATCCTCTTCTGTGTCAGTGTGCCACTGATGTCTGTGAGAGCACTACCCACCACGCTGACGCATCCTGTGAATGAGGATGCTGTCTTGCCTGTGTATCTGATTACGGTGTCACCCACCCCAAACACACCAGAGTCTGCGAAGTCAGCAGTAGCATCTACAGTGGAGTCGTCGCTTGTGGATGTGACATTGACAGTATCGCTGCTCAGACTGGCGAAAGTGCAGGTGTGGCTATGCGTGTCCTCTACAGTCACATTGGAATTAGTAGAGGCAATTGTGCATGATTCACCCCCCTTTATCGGTCTCATACTGGTTATCTTTACAATACCAGTGCCTAAATCGGCGTTAGCAGTAGCGAGGAACTCATTGTGCACTGCCACGTTAGAGGTGCTTCCCTCTAATGTGAATGCAGGTGAGAAATCCACTCCTGCCTTTCCAACTCTGTCTTCCTTGTTGATTAGGTCAGCGAGGTTCTGTGCTGTGGTGGTGCTATCGAAATCTGCTCTCCACTGATTGGATGCAGTGCCCATAGTGAGAACCGCTACTGAGGCAGTGCTGTTTCCGGGGCATAGAACGATAGAACCTGTTAGTGAGTTGACGCTATCTGGGATATGGACTCTGGCTTCTGCTGCTCCTATCTCTCGATAGTCATCACCCTGCCATAGTTCCAAACGCAATATCTGCTGCACGTTCCTGTACAGTAGAGGTGTAGTGCCTACGTAGTCCGTGTAGTATCGTCGCCTGTATGGTTTGTATGTGTCGAAGTTGATGTACTCGGCAGTGACTAGGTTCGGTCTCCATGAGTTGTGTGTTATGTTGTCTATCTTGTCCTGCATGCGTCTGATGATAGCATCGACCTTATCCTTGGTGAGACCTCGTGTTCTGCCGTTGGTGAATGATGCCTTGTTCTGAATGTAGCCGTTGTCAGTGGTCTCGTAAAGACCCGGATTGATGGCAGAAGAGAATGCCAGTCTGACACCACTGGCCGTTGATGTGATTGCAGTGATGTCCCTATCTACACCCATAGGGTCTGCATCTGAGTATAGTAGAAGTGTGTCACCGACTGAGAAGCCGATGTTCCTGTAGTCTGCCCCTGTCACGAATACGGCGTTAGCCTCTGCATTGGCTGACATCAAGACTGCTTCTTGCGGTCCTATGTCTAGTAGGTCTGCTACTTTCTGTGCTGTGGTGTATACAATCGCAGTGGGGTCGAGAGGCCTTGTCTCTGCCTCACCGGGACTGAACACCTGTGGCATTACCACCGGGCCTCCTCATTTCTGTGGCCCATGTTGTACTCCATCGGTTTCTTGCAAGAACTGCACTTCTCCACGAACATAAAGTGAAGCAGACCACAGTGCTTGCACCGTGTCCCTGCACCTATGTTGAGTATGTCGCTTATGTCCTCGACTCTCTTGTTCTGCTTGCTGACTGTGCCAGCAAGGGGCTTGTCTGTGTTGAACACAGAACCCATGTCAAGGGATTCGGCCAATCTGACGTTCTGCTTCTGTGCACGCTCTATGTCAGTGAGTTCAAGAGTTTGTATATCGAAACCCATTCATATCCCTCACCATCAACTCGTTGTCACAAATATATACACGTTACCCAGAATCGTATGCGGGTCAACTGCCACAGGTGCGTTACTGCCTATAGCAGCAACCACTGCGTTCTGTATCGTCGTCTTCGCACTACTGCTGTTGAAGTCAGTAGGAGCGAACGGTCCAAGTATCGTAAGTGTCTTTGCCATCTAGGTCACCGCCTCAATTGCGGCGGCCTATTGCTAAGAACGTACCTGCTGCTGTAGTCTCACCGGCCAAGACTGGTGCAATCGTGATGGTTGTTCCACTGTAGATTGCCGTGTCAAGGTTCGATGCAGTCACTGCTGCGTAGGATGTGCCGTTTGCTATGTCCACATCCTGATGCTTTGCAGTCTGAACCGCTGATGGGTTGACTATTACTGCGTCGATGCTTGCTAGTAAGCCGCCTAGTGCTATTGATGTGTCACCTGCTGCATATGAGCCGGTTACAATCATTCTGTCTCCAAATACTGTTGGTCTGTTATCTATTGTTACTGCCATTCTTTTATTCCTCCGTTATTTCTGTTGCCGTCTCTTCGACTACTGCCTCTTCGACCGCTTCCTCAACCACTTCTTCCACAACTGGCTCTTCGGCTATCTCTTCGACAACCGGCTCAGGTGCGGGTGGGTTTAGAATTGTATCGACTTCTGCTAGTAGTTGGGTCTTGGTTTGGTAGACCCTACCGACAGTTCCGCCGTTTGCTCTTATCCAGTCTATGATGTCGGCTCTGCGCCATCCATCGTCAGGTAGACCGTCACCACCAGCATCGGTAGTGGGGGCTTCGTCTCCTTCCACCCTCCATACCGCTGCTGGTAGTTGTCTTCTGTACTGGTCTACCCATGCTTGGGATTTTTCTTGCGGAACCATCCTAACAAACTCAGCGCCATTGTCAGGAGAGTTCCTCCTGAAATGAGGGCCGAGAAAAGTTACGGTTGGCAACTATAACCACCTCAGGCGAGCACCAATAGTGATATCTGTACTGCGTCAACTATTGCTTCTGCATGAAGTGCTAGTGCTGGTAGAGAGCCACCTGTTTTTGCTGGTGCGCTGCTTCCGTTGTCAACTCCAGTGTCTGTGAAGGACAGTGATAGCGTCTTGTCTGCCGTTGGCATGACTGTTCCGAGAACTGCCACGATTTTGTCAACGCCTTCTGTGAAGATTAGAACTTCTTCATCTGCTGTCTCCAAGTCCAGTTGGAGAGTTAGCAGCCTTAGACCGCCTTCTGCTGCACCATCTGTGTTGTTGGCTGCGAAGGTGCTCATGTCAGTACCACCGGGGTAGGTACTTCCATATCCTTTCAACCACTCAGTGCTGTCCACTAGAGTTCCTGTTCTCATGTCTAGGTCTAGTAGGAAACTAACATCCGTTATGTCTCCGTCATCTGCTTTCACCGTTATTCCGCCACTGCTTGCTGTAAATACTGTCATATTTTTTTCCTCCTTTTATCTCCAACTGACTCACTTAAGGTCTCTGATGCTCCCTTGTCCTCCGAAGAAAGTGGTCCAAAGTTCTCCCATGGTCCTGTACATTCCCTCTTGTCCTAGTCTGTTGATTGCGAATGGGTCACCAGTCTCAATTCCACTCTCGTAGTATTGTGTTGGTATCGCCGTGCTGAAGTACATGTAATCAGTGTCTAGGAAGTACATCCTGCTGATTGTGTCTGGTTTGACATCCTTGGAAGGAATGATTGGGACTCCGTTGTAGGTTGCTACTACGAATCCGGCTTCCATTCCGGGTACACCCTTGACACCGTTGTAGGTCGGGGTGACTCTCTTCTCTTCCATGAACCTCTGCTGGGACTGTAGCAGTTGCTGTAGTCTCATTAGAGTGTCATATCCAGTTAGCATGACTTTCGGGTTTCCACCACGTATCCATACTTTCTGGAATAGGTCGTCTAGTTGGTCTAGGCTTAGAACCCTGTCAGTTGCACCGGTGTCTGCGTTTACCTCTGCGTATGACCAAGAGTTAGCACTGCCATCTCTGTTGATGGAGTAGATGTCCTCTCTGCCAGCAGTGTAGTGAGTTCCGGCTGTCATTCCACTCGAATCACCAGTGGTCACTCTGTCGATGGACTCGAAGCCGTTGTCTGCTGTCGTGTCCACGTCTAGTAGTAGCATCTTGTTGGTCATCTCTGCGTGGTGCTTGCCCATCTCTTCTTTCAGGACCGAGCGTATGTCGCCCATTCCGTCATCCTTGTCAGCAAGGAAGATAGCAGTCTCGGACATGTCGAACGTGTGAACGACCGTCTTTGGTTTTGCAGCCACGTGCTGGAAGGTAGGCTTCACTGTGTCTGGTAGAGTTGCATTCTCTGCAACACCACCGTGGACTGCGCCTCCGTTGGGCTTGTCAGTGAGTACTCTCCATCCTGACCTGTCCCAAGGTCTCTTTGGTAGTATGCTGAATGCGTTGAACTCTTGGTTCAACTGCGACCATACTTTGCGTCCGTAGATTGCGTTGTATGTTCCACCGGTGGTGGACAACATTGGTGCGTCTGCTTTCAATAATTCACTACCGGAGTAGGAGTAACCCATCGAGTTACCTGCTCCGTAGTAGTATCTTTCCATATCTGTTACTGTTCTTATGTAGTTTCTTGCCATTCTTAATCACTCCTGAAGGTGCTGTTTGCGAGGTTATGTACCTCATCCCAACTCATTGTTGCGAGTTCCTCAGTTGAAGGGATTTCAACGGTTGGAAGGGATGCTGCTGATTTTGCGATTGTAGAACCGGACTCTACTGATGAGCCGATGCTGTCGATGCGCTCTGTAAGAGCGGCTAGAGACTTCTGGATAGCGGCTAGTGGGCTGCGAGCATCGAATGCTGCTGCTTCTGCTTTTGCTATTTCTTGTTGCCTCTCTGCTGCGAATCTGTTGGAGAAGTGGTTTTCTAGGCTTCCCTTGAACTCCTGCTCCAATGCTGCTGCTTTGTAGACCTCGTATGCTGCCTCGATATCTGAGTCAGATACTCTGTCTGCTGTTAGGAAGTCGGACTTCTCTACTGTGGATTTCTTGCCCTTTCCACCAGAGCCAAAGTTGGCCTTGGGTGTTTCTGGCTTTCCGTCTACGGTTTCCCTCTTTGGTGCTTGTCCACCAAACCTTACCGCTCCGTCTCCAATTTCTTCTGGGGTAGAACCAAGGTTTCCCTTGTTGACATCATCAAAGTGAGCACGTGCGGAAATTGTGTCCACACCTGCACTCTTCAGAGTGTCTTCCATCCAATTTAGGTACTCAGAGGAGATAACGTCAGAGTATTGTGATTTTTCGACATCTTCGTCTTCATCATCTTTCATGGCTTCTTTCTTGTCACCATACATTTTCTCTTCGTCGTCTTTCTCGTCGCCGTCGTCTTTCTTCTTGCCTTCCATATGTTCTTTCAAGCCCGGTGGCATTTCTCCTTTCTCCATAGAGTCGAGACGGCCTTCCAGACGTGACAGAACATCTGTCATTTGCGTCATTACATCATTTTCTGCTTCTGTCATTTTTTTCACCTTTTTTTTATCTTCTTTTAATATCCTGAATGTTGCTTCTGGATTGATTCCTTTCTCACAAATTGTGATTTCGTGTAGTTCAAGTTTGCTGATTTCTTGGTAGTCTCCATGTACCGGGTCTGATTTTCTGACTCGTTTGAATGCCTGCCCTCCAATACTAAAACCTCTCAATGAGCCTTTTCGTATTTCGGCAGCGACTTCCTTTGCTTTTTCGATGTCGTCTCGTAATTCTACAACTACAAACATTCCGACATCGTCAACTTCGCTTTTCCACAACCTCCCTTCACTATCTGTATAATTAGGAATTACTTCACCCACTTGAATGTTAGAATGCGCTAATTGCACGTTTCTGTATCTGTGGTCCTCCATGTATTTCTTGAATGCGCCTTTCAATGCTTCTTTCGTAATTTTGTCTCCTTGCTTGTCAACTACTTCTACGCTAGCATACCCGGCAACAACGAGGTCTCCACCCTTGATGAGTGTAATTCCAGACTGAGGTTGTCGCAATGGGGATAGCACACTGACTCAGAGTTACTGCGTCATACTACTTATATGAAGCGGCAACAAACTAAACTGTTGTTGCTTCTTTATCTGGACCTGAATCTTCGTTTTTGATACCCTTATCCTTCTTTTGTTGTCGCTTCATATGTGGATACGGCTTTTCATCATCTTCTGTGGGTCTTGCCCTCATATCATAGTCAGGCAAGGTCTGCTCCCCATCTAGGGTTGTTGGTCCTCTAGGACTTTCTACACTACCACCTAGTTCTATTCCTAGTCCCTTTCCACCACTCATTGGAAAATGTCCCTTCTCTAGAACATCCAGAACCCTTACCATAACACCGATGGCTTTCTCCATCTGCGGTTTGAGCAGTTGGTTCTTTTCTGCTAAGGTCTTGGCCTTGTCCTGTACTTTCTTCTCAGGTATGGGTCTTTTCTCGACCTTGCCCTTGAGCATCATGCTAGCGACCTGAGACCAAAATGGTTTGAGACTGTCAGACAATCTGATTGAGTAGTCTGACTCACCGAACTCCGAGAGGAGTGTGCGTGGTGAGTGTACCCAATATCCCAAGTCTGATTTTTCCAATGTGTAGAATACGTCGTTGTGAATGCACGTCTTGACAATCAAGGTGTTGTCCTCTATATCCACGTCATGCGGGAAGTGTAGATTTGGTACGGACTTGGCTAGTATGTTGAGTGTCTCCATGCTGACGCTGGACTCACCCTCTCCCTCACCCACTATCTTTACTGGATTCAAGTCGTATACTTCTCTCCCATTGATTTTCTTTCTCTTGATGCCGGTGACCTCGACCTCGACTATGTCACCCTCTTCAAATGATTTAGGGCTAGATACCGTCCCTACGTCTAGATACACCTCCCCCTCGTAGTCTACTGTGGCATTCTCTATTCCCTCATCGTCAATCAGAGGTCCTGCGCCTAGCCTGTACGTGATGCTCTTCTTGCCTCTCTTATCGAGAATCCTGAGGTTGACATTCTTGTTGGGTCTGAGTAGAACCCACTTCGGGTGTCTTTTCTCTCCCTTCATGTATGTGCTTTTACCGTCTCTGATGAGTAGGCAGTCATGTTCCTCAAGAAGTGACTTTACCGTGTCTTCCAGACCATCATCGTCAGTCATGCGTGTGTCGTGTGGTCCGGGCACAGTGACGTTGTCGTATCCATCGAACTGTCCCCTGAGTATCTTCAATCTCTCTTGAATAGTCATGTCGGTAACATCGGTGTCATCGTAGTAGGTGATGTCGATGATGTGCAACTCGTCATCTGAGAGTATACCGTCCAAGGTGCAGTCCTTCTTTCCGAGATTATTGACACCATCCTTGACCCAATCAGGAATGCTCATTCTTGAGTTATGCTCGTTGTACGCTGATACCTTGTCGTTTAACTTCATGACTACGACCCTCTCTCCCTCATACCACTTGGATACCACCCAAGAGCCAGTGAAACCCCTGAGTTGCTCCATGTCCTTGAAGTTGAATATCCTGTGCATGGGTCGTATCGGTGGTACGAAGTTCGGTGTGTCATCCCCTTTCAGCATCAGTGAGTCTGGGTTGAGAAGGAAGGCTGCGTAGTCCGACGGCTCGCTGGTTGTTATAGAGAAAGGCTGAGTTGCTGGGACAGTACCGTCTGGATAGGACATGAACTGATTAGCACCAGTCATAGAGATGTTCTGGTCATCGAGGTTCTGGACTGCTGATGCAACTTCTCCCCCGAAGTGCCGTTGAATGATTGACATGGGTACTGCGTGCATAGGTTGGGGAGCGGCTGTCGGTCCTGACGTGAGTTCACCGAAGGTAGCATCGAAGGACTCGGCTGGTTTCCTGAGTCTGTGATTGCTGTGGTCCATAAGTCCTGAATACCCATAGATGTCCATGACGGGTGAGCCTTGTACTCCTATAGGGTGCAAATCCCTTGCTCCGAATCCTATGGTCTCACTCTCAATCATAGCAGGTGACGATGACAGGTCGAAGTTGGGGTCATGCACGAAGAGGTCCTTACTCGCATGTTGGATGTAGTCTGCTCTTCTTTTCAAATCACCACCCTCTGCTTGACCACTTCGTCGTGCTTTGATTGGTTTATTGGAGAGCAGAGAGCGTCTTTCCTTACCCCTACCTATCTCAGGGGCTGCGAAGTACGTCAGACCTAGATTGTCCTGAACCTCCTTGGGAAGGCTGTTGACCTGACCCCTGAGTCCTCTTATCTGTGATTCTATGCGCTTTGTGTATCCAAGCCTTTCATCTCTGGAATGTTTGTACTTCTTCTCGTACTCCTCGTCGGAGAGCGTTTGGTCTCTAGAAGAAGCGAATAATTTACCAGCATGGTCGTGCATGTGTTCTATATCATCGTACCCTAAGAACATCCGTTGGTCCTTTCCTGCGTATAACTCAGGTGGGTTTGTAGTCATGGAGTTGAGGGACATCAGTACCCTGTGGTCATCCTCGTTGTTCGGGTCGAGTGATGCCTTTATCGAGTCCAGCACGTTTCCGTAGTGCGCTGAGTGATTACCATCCTCACCCATGCCTAGGTGTTTCACTAGGTCGTCTAGGGTTGTTTTCGAGTCTACTCTGAATCCGTGCTCTCGCATGTGCTCTGGTAGTCTGTGTAGGCCAGTCCTCTGCAATGGCGTTTCTATTTTATCTAAACCATGCTCCATCACCTTGAGGTTGTTTGTCCAAGTCTCACCGTTGGGTAGTTCTATCTCCGCTCCCCTCGGTAGGTGCATCAAGACCATGTTGGCATCCCTGAACAGGCCGTCAATCTCCGCATCCAAGTTGGGGTTGTCAGGGCTGAACGTGCCCTCTGGTTTGAGTTGCCTGAGAACCATCGCCATCTGTTCTATTGCTTTATGATGGGATTGTATCCTACTCATGTGCTGTCTCATGAGCGTACCTCCCATTCTGTCCTCTAGACCAAAGTGTGTTAGGAACTCCTCAACCGCCTCATCGTCTCCTGTCCTAGCACCGAATGACGGGAGATTCAACTTGAGGCTGGCTGGTGTCAAACCGAGCATACCAACGGGTCTCCCATCAGTTCCTCTTCCCATCATGGTTGCTATGGAATGAGACCAGAGATGCTGGAACTTGGAAACTTGGTCTGGGTCTATCTTCTCCTCGTAACTATCCTGCACGTTTTCCCCTGTCGGTAACTCCTCACCCACTCCTATGGTTGATGCTAGGTTCGTAGCGCCTATGTCTGCCTCTTTCTTGACTGACCTCTTGTACCCCTTGCCGTGCGGTATTCTTGAGTTGGTAGCACCTGAAGAGTACTGAGGTTTATTGATTCTGTAGTTCTTATTGTACTTCTCCACTAATTCCTCATCTGTCATTCTGGATATGACGTTGACCAGACCGGGTGATAGATGTGACAGGTTTGCCAGAATCTGGTTCTTCGGGGTTGTACCCTTTATCCCATTAACCTGAGACTGTCCGTACTTAGATAGTATATTTGCTGGGGTGTTGAAGACACCACGCTTGTGATTGAGGAAAGGTGCAATCATTCCTATGTTGAACTCATTGGGTGTTATGCGCTCACCATCTACCATCCCTAGATGACTCTCACCCTCTGCGTTTGAGAAGTGCCTGAAAATCATCTCCATCAACGTGTGTGGGTTTCTACCAAGACCACCAGCAGCGAAGGCCGGAGCGAAGAAAGCACCTAGGCCGTAGTGACCTGTGCTATCGGGAATCCTCAGGTCCTGCATGACCTCGGCCATCTCCGGGTCAATCTCGGACTCATCGAAGTACAGACCTCCATGTAGGAGCATGTCGTTGCGTATGTCCTTGGCATCCTTGCCTAGGTCTCCTTGGGACTTGGCTTTGGCGAGCACCGACATGAGCGTGTCCCTGTCGAGCAGAGGACCTGAGAAGTTGGGATAGTGATGGTTGTCATCCTCGCTCATCTCAGTCATGTCCTCGTTGTATCCCAATGCGTAGAGAATCTCCTTCTTGGATAGCCTATCTCCGTGACCTGTCCCTATTATGTCGTTGATGGACTTGTCATAGTGAGAGGCTATGGCATCCTCCTCGGATGCACCCTTGTTCTTCTTCTGGTATCCCTTGATTGACCTATCACTGTGCTTCGACAACTTGGGTAGGTGGTTGAACTCCTTGTGTGCCTTGCCGGTCTCCTTGTGGAAATGACCATCCTTGTCAAGGCCGTTCTCATCATTGGCTTTGACGAACTCCAGACCCAGAGCCTCTCTGAGATTGTTGTGTATGGTATCCCTATGCTCGAAATCGTCATCATGTACTATATCGTGAAGCGCTGCGAAGAACTCGTCTTTCTGGTTGTCAGAGAGTTGCTCTTCGTTGTTCTCCTTATGGGGTATGACGTTCTCATTCGTGAAACCATGCTGCCTGCCACCCCAGTTGGACATCGCATTGAGTATGTGCTGTGTTGACCTCTTTATCCTCCCAGCGGATACCGTAGTGCCGTCTGGTAGTTTGATGTCTTGGTTTCCCACCTTGTCCAACCCATCCTGCATCTTGTTCATTATCGCTGTCCTCTCTCTGGGGGAGAACCACTGTAGTTGGTGTATGAAACCACCAAGACCCAGATTGTATCCGTGGTCGATAGTCTCCGCTGGTGGCATCTTGCCTTCCTTGTCTGCTAGTGCGTAGTCGAAGGGTTGCTCCTTGACCTCGGTATCCACGTGCTTGTGATTCCAACTCCTAGCCCTGTCGTCTGCGTGTAGTTTCCTGAGAGCCAGTTCCTCCTGCGAGTGGAAATGACCTTCTGGTATCTCGTCTGACAGCCCCTCTGCTCTGGCATCTGCGATAGAGCCTGTCCTCCAAGACCCGTCGTGGTCCACCTCACCAGTCTCAGGGTTGATGCTCTTCCATTCCTCGTCACCACTGAGCCAGCGCTGGTAGTCCCTCTCGTACACGTCATGCATGGTCTTGAGCGATACGTCCTTCAAACCACCAAGAGGACCGAGACCGTGGAAGTTCCTGACTGTGTTGCCCTCTAGGTCCAACTTCTGCATTCCCTTGTGGTGTGGGCTGCCCTTCTTCCTGAGCATCTTGTCTTGCGCATGCTCCACAGCCGCTGATATCTTTCCGTGGGTCTTGTGGTTGGTGAGCGTGGGTAGCATCTGCCTGACCATCAAATCGTCCCTGACTGAGCGCCCTGATGGTAGCATTCTCTTCGATGGGTCGTAGAAACTGCTGAAGGGGTTGGACTTCGAGTCACCGTAGGGTGCTAGACCAATATCTGCGACCTCAAGGTCGTGATGGTGCGAAGTCCCTCTTCTCTTGACCCTGCCTCTCCAAGGTTGAGTCTTGGAGAGATGCTGCTGGTTCTGCTCGGCTTGCATGGCTAGGAATTGCTGTTTCGGTATGTATCCTTTACCACTGTAAGTCATTTTTCTGACGAAGGAGTTGCATATGTTCTCCTTCCAAGTAATGTCATTGGTGAAGCCATCCTGCTCCATCACCGCTTTGGCGATGACGTACTCCTCTATACTCTCATCTACGTCTAATCCGTCTAGAATACTAAGCAGGAGTTGTTCTCTTGCCTTCACGAACGTGGATACTGAGTCTTCATACACACGTTACCACCTAGTCTCTATCTGGTTGTTTGTTGTCTGTGGAAACGTCACGGTCTTGGTCTCCGCTTTGATGTGCATTCATCCTCTTTGCAAGTTCTTCGACATTGAAGGAACTGGAAGTTGCACCTTTGTTGGCTACGTCCTCCACCTCTAGTAGATGTCCGTTGGTCGAGTACCCTGCGCTCTTAGTCTGCCCACCAGTCTCTGATACGAAATGCATGCCTTCTGGTTTTGTGGAGAAAGTCTGTTCGTAGTGAGGTTGAGCAGATTTGTTGACTTTACCGTGAACCTTATCGCACTGTGCCTTCTCCTTCGCTGAACACTCAGAGTATTTCTTGCCAAAGTTCTTCATACAATACTTATCTTTTTCAGCCATGGAAGCCTTCTCTATGGCATCTGCTTTCTTTGCTAAATACTGTGCTTTCTTCAATAGTGCTTCTGCCTCACTGGAAACTTTTTCATATCTCGGTCTCATCATAATACCTCCACGTTCTTGGTGCTGTCTGCCAAATCGTGAATGTCATCCCAAGACATCTGGTGTACGTCTTCGTTGCTCATCACACCAATATCTACTCTTTTGCCTTTCAGTAGAGTAGCCTCTCCCATATCTAGGTCTGCTCTGAAATTATCATTTTCTACATCCTCAGAGAGAGGTGTGTTGACTGATATGAAACCTGCTCTCTTGAGTAGGTTTCCGGGTCGTTGAATCATTTTCTTGAGTTCTATGTTCTCTTGTTTCAAACTATCGAGAGAACGGTCCATGGACTCCATCTTGTTGATTAGAGCATTCATTAACCGCTCTGTTCCACTCTCTTCGGTTGTCACAGTTAATCCTCACTCTGGTCTGTATGCTCTTCCGAAAGTACCAGTGTGGGGTCTCATCCTGCTGTTGCTTCGTGCAGAAATGACTGTGCCCGGCAACTGACTGTCTCTTTGATTGACATCGAAATTAGTGCCTCTCTCATTGAACTTCATAGGTGCTACACCATTTACGTATTCGGAAAGCGGGTTATCCGCTTTGGTTAGTTTGACACTTAGGTCCTCGTGCAGGTATCCACCGAACTTCAGCATCTCCTCTAGATGTTGTTTCGCATCATCTGCGTTTCCATTTTCAAAAGCCTTGGTGAAGGCTTCTGCATGCACGTTTAACTTCCTAGCCATCGGGTCTAACTTCAATAGGTCCATACTCACTCGTGCCCTCCGAAGTGTTGTTCCTTTAATTATCCTTATGCACCACGAGGGCGTTTTGCGTCTGAAATGCCACGTTGTGCTCTCTGAACGGGAGTTTGTTGTGGTCCTCTCTGTTGAACGTTGGAAAACGGTGAACCTGCTCCTGCTGTGGCTCTTTGTTCAGGCCTTGCTGGTGGTGCGTTTCTGATACCCATACCTTCACCACCGGGATTTGCTATTCCGGGCGGCATACCCTGTACTCTCTGCATGACTCCGGGCGGCATTGCCCCTCCCGGTGGCATTCCGGGTGGCATTCCGGGTGGCATTCCGGGTGGCATTCCGGGTGGCATCATAGGCATACCACCACCTCCGGGTGGCATTCCCTGTCCTTCCATCGGGTCTATCTTCTTGTATACGAAGCGAATGTCCCTCTCTCCTTCTTCGAGTAGTTCGGGTTTGTAGCCGAGCATCATCATTCGTTGTGCTAGGTTGGCTTCCATCTCGTCTCTCCTGAGTCTGGTTATCTCGTCTTCTTCCTCGTTCGGGTAGAGAGTCAGTTTCCAGTCGTTGACTCCCATCTCCTTGAGCATACGTGGGAAGAGAACATCGGTGTATACCTTCTGACCATACTCCACAGCCCGATTGGTAACGAGAATCTGCATACCCTCGTTGTTGAGACCGCCACTCTTACCGTTGTCAATCATGAAGACTGCTGATACCCCATAGAATGCTGCTATCCTGTTTCTCATTTCGTCACGGACAGCGATGTACTGCATCTCCTCAAGGGTGTCCATGAACTTAATCCAATTGACACCCCCTCTTCCACTGGAACTCTCGATACCGACCTTGGGAATGTAGTGAGGGTCTCTCTCCATCTTCTCATCGACTGTCTTCCAGAAGGATTTCATCGACTCTAGATTGTCGGTCGTGACTGATATGATTCCCTTGGGTGCTCTTCTTTTCTGATAGGATGTGTACATGTAATTGTCCATCGCTGTGAGTGTCATGGCCTGTCTCCACATCGTGTTGACTGGACTTCTTCCGTAGAGTTTCGAGGGATTGTACTTGCTGACGTGCAGCACCTCGCCCTTGAGGTAGTACTGACTCTTGCCGCTACCAGCCATGTTGATGTAGTGCACGTCTTCCATCTGCCCACCGCAGACTTGGCAGTCACCCTCTTGACCGGGATAGGACACCTCTGTCCTGTGCAATGGGCAGACCTTGTACCTGCCACCTCTGACTCCTCTCTTGTCTGATACTATACGCATGAATATGGGGTCGCCACGAATGAGTTCCTTGACTCTGAAGAACTGTATCTCTCCATCATCTGGGTCAACGTAGTACTCCTTCACTATAATTAGAAATGCGTCGTCAACGACATTGAGGTCTTTCTCTATCTCATACAGAACATGCATGAAATCTTGCTCCATCGAGTTCTGCTCCTTGAGAAGCCATCTTGGGTAGACAATCTCGTCTGGGCTTGGTGGTCTTACCGGACTTTGACATGATGTGCACATCTCTATGTCATGTTGGTATTCCTCGCCGCAGGTGTCACACTTGAATCTGAATCTCTTTTCCCAGAAGTACCCTCTCCTGAATATCTCCTGCTGTAGTTTTGACAGGACTGTTCTGAGAATCAGGTTCTCATGTGATACAGCGTACAAGGCTGGGATGGTAATACCCTGTGCCAACACTGGTTCTTGTATACCAGTGGTATACAGGGGCATTTGTGGTTGAGGGGTGGTTCGCCTCTTGAAGGGGTTCAAAGAGTCTAGGAATCTTCTAACAGGACTCTCATCTGCCATCTACATCACCCACCTGTTTAGCAGAGTCGTGTAGAGCGTCGTGCTTGAGTGTTTCCATCTTTTCAAGGACATATTCGGCTTGTTGCCTCTTGGAGGATAGGTATGGTAGCATGTTCTTGAGGATATTAGACACCTCATTGTCCATGCTGAAGATGAGGCGGTGTTGAGTTGTATGTTGTTTCGAGATTTTTCTATTGAGTTGCAGAGAGCCACCTTGAATCATCTTGTGCAATTGCTCGCAATGCACCTTGCCTCTTTTTCCCGGTGATATGAAACCCAGTGAGACCTCACCTCGCTCAGAGATTTTGATGAAACCATCCGACTCTAGGAAGTCAGCGGCATATGACCAAGGATTCTTGATGATGATTCCATCGTCATGCATCTTGACGAATGTGCCCTTCTTAGGACCGCTGATGATATCGTACTCCTCACCGTACATCGAGAGCAACTTGGACAACTTGCCTGTGGTCATGCTCTTGTGCAAGACCGATTCATCCAGCATTCTCTCCTGTAGTCTCCTGCTGGAAAGAGCACCTTCTAATTGTAGTATATGTGATGCCTTGATTAGTGTGTCCTGCTCCTTCTGTGTCAGACGTTCAGATTGATGTAGAGTGCTTCTCCACATTTTCTTGGCATCGGTTTTGCTCTGCATTGCAGTTGCCCAAGCCTGTGATTCATGTTCTCCCCATACATCTGTGAATTGGTCTAGCATCTTCAATGATGAGTCTGCGCTGTCCCATAGATTACAGGCTTGTATGAGACCGACTCTTCGACTCTCACCGAATCTCCTGAGGCTCTTGAGGTCTCTATCACTAGCACCAAGTTGCTTTATGGTGCTCTCTTTGCCGTTTGCCCAAGATATTCCTTTGAGTGTGGTCTTCACCTCTAGCGCCTTGAGTGTCCTAACATCGTCAATCAATAGGTCGATGTCGGCCTTTACGTCCTTGTTGTTTCTCCTCATCTTCCTAAGTCTCAATACGAAATCGGAAGCACTGCAACCCAGATGAGTCTCGAACCAACCGTTGCCTGTATTGGAGAATGCGTATGAGGGTGTGAACTTCTCCTCTTCCTTCTGTATGGTTTCAGTCTGGAAGTCTATGTCTTCCTTCAGTATTGCACTATACCAGATTGTCTTCACCCCAGTATGTGTAGAAAACGCCTGTCGTATTGTCTGATATGTTTGTACTGCTGTTACTCTCGTATTTCGCCATCTCTCTCACCTCAGGGTATTAACCACCCTCCGCCGGACTGTTCCTTCCCGCCGAACATGCTGTCGAAGCCCGGCATATAATCATCTAGGAGGACAACCGTTCCTTTGAACTCCTTTGATGCCCAATTAGCGAGTGCCAAACTCATCGCTAAGTCGTCATGAACACCCACGCTCTCAAGCCTGCCGTTCTTCTGCATGCCGAATCTGTTTAACTGACTCTCAACCTCATGTGTGTACTTCCTGCTTCTCTCGTCGCCGTATGGTAGTTTGATGTGCCCCTGCTCGAATGCTAGTAGTAGGGACATGAAGAGTGATTCCTTCTTTGCTCTGGTAGTCATGAAGACACGGATTGGCATGTCTGCCGCCATCTCCCTCATCTCCTGCTCAAGCATCCTCTGGAAGTTGTTACCCTCAAGTTCTATCAATTCTGGACTGAACTTGTTGTTGAGCATGACCATCATCCTCTTCTGAGCCATTGAGGACATACCACGCTCGTGTACGACGTGCACTATCTGCTTGAACTCCTCATCTGGAATCTGCCTCATGACAGTCATCGCTGTGAAGTCAGCGTTCTTGTCGGAGGATATGGCCGGGTCGTGTCCTATGAAGTGCTGACCGAACACACCGTCAGGCTCTCCCTCCTCGTTGTAGTTGGTCTCAGCCCTGTCTATCAGGGTGAGTTCGTTGTCCCTAGCGGCCTCCAGTATGTCCATCGGGAACATACTCGCCACGTCGTGGATAGGCTCGCACAGATACTCACGGCTGAATTGTATGGCTGGCATGGAAAGCCTTCTCTGTTCCAGCGCTTCTATGTTCCAACGCTCAGGCCAGAGTGCTACACCTTCGGCGTTTATCGCAGGGAAGGTCTCCACACGGAAGGTCTCCTTCTGCTCCAATTCCGCATACAGGTCGTTGTAACTGAATGGAGTTCCTACCATCATGAGTTTGCTGCTGTGGTGGAGAACAGGGAGCAGTACACCGTAGAACCAGTCTGCTGTCCTCTGTAGTTCAGTACCGCTAGTGCCCCACAGGATATCGTCGCATACAACCACGTCAGGGTGGAAACCACGAGTAGCACCACCGACCGACTTGGCCATGATACGAGAGCCGTTGGAGAACTCGAAGTACGATTTAGCCCAAGGTCTGCCCTCTGGTATCAGACCACGAAGGCAATCGGTCCTGTCGATGTTGCTTTTTATGAAGCGCATGTGCTCAAGCGTCTGCTCAAGGGAGTGTGAGAAAATCATGATGTGCTTGCCGGGATTGAATGCAGCAAGCCACAATGCATAGGACATGAAGAACACGGACTTGCCGTGGTCACGAGATGCCTTCACGCAGTAGTACTGCGATTCCTCAAGCCCGTCCTTCCAAGATTGGTGATGACCGCTGAAGAGGAAACCGAGTATGTCAACGAAGAAGTACTCGAATGACTTCCTGCACATCTCCTTGTCCATCTGGATGATGAAGTCATCCATCGACTCGTCACTCATCGCATCACCGACTTCAATAACATAAAAGCCAGTTCCATCGGTTCTCCTGCGTTTTTCATATTATTCTGATAACCAAAATAACCAGCAGCGCCCTGTGCATCCATCTCAGCAACAAGGTCTTCAGGTGGTACTTGATTCGGGTCTACCGCCGCTTTTGCAGGAACACCAATTTGAGAAGAGCCGACTTTAGCATTCTGTGTTTGAAGAGGGGTTTGTTCGACCCCCGGTAGCATCTGACCCATCTGTTCCATGGTCATGGTAGGCACTCCGGCAGAGCCGGTTGGTGTCTGGTAAACTTGGTCAGCATATGACTGTCCTGCTCTAACATCAGGATTAGGAGCGACATTTTGCAGCATTGATGGGTCTACGTTGCCTAGTCCTGCTGCTCCAAGACCGGTAGGTGCTGCTGGTGCTGCTGGGTTGAACATATTTCTCTGTATACCCTTTTGACCTGATACCACTTGATTACCTCCGGGCATGGGTGTGCCGTATATTCCCAGTTGGAAGTTTTCTGGTATGTTGAAGTCCGGCGAGGCGGCAGGTTGTGCTGCTCTTTCTCTACGTACTGCTACTTGAGTATCATAATGCTGCGGAGGGGCAACATTACCACCGGGTGGCATTTGGGCGTTGAACGCTTCCATTCCCATTCGATTTGCCCTTTCTAACTTCTTTTTCTCTTTGTGCTGTTCTCTAGCCTCAACACCAGAATCTATGGTTTTACCTGCTCCGAGATAAGTACCTACACCACGACCAGCAGCCGTTTGTGCTGCGCTGAATGCATCCTGCTGGTTCTCGCTTGCATCTGCTAGGGATGTCAGTGCTGAAAGTCCACCGAGAGCACCACCTACAATTTTTCCGGGTTTGGTCTTAACTCTGAATAGGTCTTGGAGTGCTTGTCCCCCGTAGGCGTTTGCTAGAGATGTCATAGCACTAGGGGACTTGACCAGAACCTTGCCTTTCTTCATCACTCTCCCCCCAGTGTGACCTTGACCACCTTGACTACTGATGGTTTGATTTTGTATGCCTTGGCAATCCTGTCCCAATCGCCCTTGCTGTTGGATATGGTTCTGACATCCTGCTTGGTGATACCGAGTTTCATGGCGAGGAATGACACGTCATCCTCCTTGTTGGCACTCAACTTCTCCTTGGGCATCTGCTTGAGCACAGCCACGTCCCTTTTAGCCTCAAGCATCTGGACTCTTTCCATTGCTTTCACCAGTCTGTCTTCGATGGATAGTGTATCGAAACTGGTTGCCACTGGGAAGGAGTCAGTCAACTTTGTTTGATAAGGGCTTTGTGAAGCACCAAAAGTTTTGACTGCTTCCATGAGTTTTTGCCTTTGCTGCTCGTCAAGAGAAAGAGGGTCTACTGGTTGCTTACCAGTCTGTTGGAAATACGATGGAAGACCGAACATTGGCTCTTTTTGCATTCTTCTGGATATAGCCTCTCCTACTTTCTTCCGGTATTCGTCATCCATACTAGCGAAATCAGGTGGTGCTGCTTCGGGTTGTGCTTCTGGTTTCGCCATCGGCTCTGAGTCGTCTGCCGCTAGCGGAGAGTCGTATGCCTCTGTCATTGCGCTCGGCACGAAGTAGTTCTGCATGTGCTCAGGCAGTGGTCTGTTGACATCGAGGTGACCATCTAGATACTTGGGGACTAGACCGGGAGCGGCCTCGCCTGACACAGGTGCGAACTCACGCACCGTGCCACCGTGACCCAATGTGACGAGAGAACCTAAGAGGGAGAACATGTCTTTCTGACTCTGAGAGGTCTCATGAGCAGGCTCTTCTTGGGCGAAGTTAGTGAGAGCGTCTAAACTTCCTATGACACCTGAGAGTGCGAGGAACTCGGCTGCTGGCATATGAACCGCCTTGCCCTTCTTCTCGTGAGTTCCCAGAGTGTTACCGGCAGTGACCCTCTCCATTGCGTTGTCGAACATCTGCTGTCCTTGCCCCTTCAAATCGGGGTGTCCTATCAGGGTATCTTTGAGAGTATTCACCAACTTATTGACACGTGATGTCTTCTGAGCGGGGTTGCCGAGCATGAATTGAAGAGCATCAGGACTCATGGCCATCTGGTCTATCAAATTATCAAGTTTGGGAAACTTCTTTCCAAATCTAGTCTCCTCGTATATCTCCCTGACTGTAGGTCCTTCAACAGGACCTGATGGGTCTTGTCTCGTGAATATGGGAACGTCTAGCATCTCGGTGTTGTTCTTGTTGAGATTGGAGACAATCGCTGGTAGCAATTTTAACATGTATTCACGATAGTTTTCTTTCTTTATATTAGTGCCACCCGGATTCTTTACTCCCTCTCCATATTCGGGAAGAGGATTGAAGATGTCAAGAGGCATGTGTTGAATCATCTCCCAGTTGTGAACGTTGTCGTGCACCACATCACCTACGGATGAGTGTCCCAGCATCTCCCTGAACTCAGGTGGTAGTGTCATGTCATCTGCTAGGTTCTCACCGACCACGCCTCTCAGTCTCCTAGTGTTGGGGGATATGTGCCTGCCTGAGATGTAGCCATGCGTGATTCCCTCATCGAAGTTTGATTTGTAGTTGAAGTCCTCCTTGAGAGTATTATGTAGATAGGGTGCGAATGGTATCCTGTACGACTCAGGGTGCTGTGCTAGACCCTGCTTGGAGTGCTTGAGACGGGCATCGCTGCTCATGTTGAGGTTGATGAAAGTGCCACCCTTGCCACGAGCGGAGAACTGGTTCGCCTGCTCTGTAGTTTTCGGACTGGAGAAATCACCCTTGGTCAGCCTCCTCCATTCTGGTGACATGATGTCCTCAGGCAGGCTCTGGTTCTTCGCATCCTGATGGTCTTCGTTGTAGTCGCCTATCGCATCGCTGATTATCTCCCTAGCGAGTTTACCATTGCCGACTATCTTGGACACCTTCGCTATCAGTGCGTCGATTCCGTGTCGGTGCTCGTTGCCGTGTATGTCGGTGTAGACGTGCTCGCCATCAGCCCCCATTCCCCAATCTCCCTCTGCTGCCCTGTCACCGTATCTGGCGTTCTTGGGGAGGTCGTATCCCATGTCATTGGTGGGGTTGAGGTCGTGGTACTGGTCTGGGTGAGTGTCTCCTAAGAACACCAACTCACCAGTGAGAGGGTCAACGGTGTACGTTCCCTCTCCCTTTCTGAGCATGCCACTTGCGAGTAAGGCATGTGTGACGGATTTGAAAAGCAGGCTCATGCTGTTCGACCCGCCCTGCTGGTGTAGATACCAACAGGGTCAGCACCATGCATCTCCTCTTCCTCTATGTTCTCTGTTGGTCCATTGGGTTTGCTGGTCTGGTCTCTTGAGTTAGAGGGGTGTTTTGGTAGATTAGAACCACCACCTGAAGTGTCCTTGTCTCCCTTCCCTTTCTTCTTGTTCTCCTTCCTGTCAAGTAGCCTTGCCACCTTTTGTGCGAGTATCCTCAGTTCCTGCTTGTCTCCCCATGTCGTCTTTCGACTCTTGCCTATCATCGACATTGATTGATTAGACATTCTAGGGGAGAAGGATTGTGTAGAGCCACCCATGTTGAGATGCGGCATACCACTGATTCTAGGTGGTACTATTGGAGGAGCACGGTGTGGTTTCAGTCTAGGTCTTGGGACTTTCGGCCTCATCTCACCCGGTAGTTTGGATTGGATTGTACCTGCACCGGTCTCACCTGCCTTGTACGACCTAGGGTTCTTCGGATTGGGTGTTGACTCTGTGACTCTGACGTTTCCTGTTCTTTTCCTACCACCTTGAGCACCCATGTAACTCCTGTATGCACCGGGGTCTTTGCTCATCGGTTGTTTGGTTGCGATGGCTCTGTGTTCCATCTCGACGGAGAGTGGCGCTTGCATCATTCCTCTTTTCTTGCCTCTCGTGACACCTCTTCTCTTGGCCTTGTACGAACGCTCGGTGGCGTTGATACCACCACTCATCCCTCCCGGTCCTGTCTTGAACTGCCCTGTGCTGGGCTTGAACTTCTTTCTCCTCTCCTGCACCGCTTCCTTGTCGTCTGCTCTACCTGACTCACTGAGTGGTCTGAGCATAGCGGTATCCGCATTCTCACCGAATGACTTGAGCAATGAGGACCAAGCATTCTCCATTGGTTCACTTGTGAATACCGGGTGGCCGTATGCCGCTCCCGGTCCTTTTGCCTGATTTGCTAAACTGGTCATGAACCCACCATTGCCGGGCGGTCCAGTGAATGCGTTGATTTCTCCCTCGTTCGTCAATCTACCTGACAGGCTTCTGGGGTCTTCTTCGGTATCGTCTCTCGTTTCTGATGGGTCGTCCTTGAATTGTTGGAGCATAGCAGGTGTGACCTTGACGTGTTTTCTGTTCTTGAGTTTCTTCTCCTGCATGTCCTGCTCCTTCTGCTTCTTCTCCTTCTCAGCATCTAGATACTCAGGGTCACCGGGGTTGTAGCGACTCTCGTATCCATCGTTGTACCTGAACATCGTGGATGATTCGCTTCTTGAGTTGTATAGTCTGGTATCGCTACCACGACCCATCATTCCCTCGGTCATATCGCCTCAGTCTCCCCCATCATGGAGTTAGCGGTCTGTGATATAGCATCTGATAGTTCGATGTAAAACGACTTGACGAATGGCGGGTTGGTGAAGCACTTGCCCATTCTCCTGCATTCGTCCTCGAAGAGCGGTAGTAGTGATTTGAGATTGTCCCTCACTGGCCAAACCGTCACTGGGTCGTCATCCTCAGATAGGGTCTTCAAAGCATCCACTATGTCATTGAGGAACGATGAGTACTCAAGGTTGCCATATGAATCTCGATTGACGTAGAACTTGAATCTCTTGTACACCAAAGTGGCGTAGTCTAGTAGTACGGGTAGTTCGTTTTCATTGATTACCCTACCATTCTTGATGAGTCTGTAGCCCGGATGGGACATCTGTAGTAAATCAGTAATTACTATTCTCTGCTCCATCTCCCCACCTCACTCGCCTTGCTGTTCCAATAACTGCTCTTTAATCCTCTTCCAACTATCAGGGCTTTCCTTTGCTAATTCGACTTTTAGTATGTTAAACGTCTGGTTGATTTGAGTACCATCACTGTCTGCCCCCCAACTGTCATTTAACTTCACTAGGTCTTTGATGCTCTCCCTCACCTCTTTGTGTAGTTTCACTGCATCACCGACGAAACCATCTTCATGCACACTACCGTAATCTAACAACTCATTGAACTTGTCGTTGAGTTTCTCAACATTAGTACGGAGAACATTGACTTCTTGACCTAGAGTGATAGCGACCTCGAATGCTGCTGCCTTCTTGACGAGAGGCTGGAAGTGGTGTTTCATGTGGTGATAGACGGAGTTCTCAGAGCATCCAATGACTTCTGCTATATCCTCACTAGGCAGTATACCCTCGAAGTATCCTGTCTCGAACTCCCCTCTCCTGTCATGTGTGCAAACCACACAGGAATGGTTGGAATCCATGTGATACTCACCCATGTGATTCTTGAAGTGACGGTCTGCTGTATTGGCCCTCCAATTCATGTCTTTATCCAGTTGCTTACAACTGATTTCACCGTTCAAGAGAGACTGTTCTAGTTGCTCTCTATCATCAGATTGGCAAAAGGCGCAGGACCTCTTGACCACTCGCTCTCGCTCGGTCACGAGTGACCGGAGGTATAATCACCAAATGAACGTTGTTGATTTATAGATTTACATCCGACTTATTCTGGTGTATATCGTAGTCAGTCCCATCATGGAGATAAATATCGCAATCATAGCCATTGAAGCATCAGTTTGACTGATGTCAGAGGCCTTGAAGACCAAAACGAAAAGCATGACGAGTATTGCGCTGATGAGTTGAATCATCACCATGTCGATAATGACGCTTCTCTTGTGGGAGAACATGTTTAACGACAAGTTGGCCACTTGGTTCGGCACTCCTAGGGGAAGCGAACCTCTGCTAGGTCCTGACATCATACTCTACCCCCGAATAGTGCTCTGTTGATGAAACCACCAGTGGCTTGTCCTACCGATTCCATCATACCGGGGTCTGCTAATGCTGTGTTCAACATACCCTGCATGAGAGATTGGTCAGCCATCTGTAGTATCTGCTGTCTCTCAGCCTCAGCCTTCTGTATTATCTGCATGGATGTATTCTGTAGACTGTTTAGTTGTGCTATAATATTCTCAGCACTTAGAGTTTGTAGGTCGCTAGGCATAGAAGTGACATCAAGTGAGAGACTACCTGTAGTCTCGTCCATAATGAACTTGGAGTTCTTCAACACGTTGAGAAGCGAGAATGTAGTGATATTCGACAGCATCTCGATGAATATAGGCATGTTCTGACTGATGATGAACTTGTCAATTGGTTGAATTGTGTTGAGCATCGAAGCCAGAATCTGAGTTTCCGAAGGTGGGGCTATTGGTGTGTTGTATTGTTGAGGAGATATACCTGCTCCCCCTAGAATACCACCCATTAGAGGGGAAGTGCCGTATGAATTAGGAGCATACCCGTTTTGCATGGGTTGTTGACCGAAAGTGTTTGATTGACCAGTGCCTAGACTAAGCGAGGAGGTGTTTTGAGTGCCCCCTAGATTTGAGAGTCCTAATGTCATTGTATCACCTCTGCTGGGTTTGCTGCTGTTGCTATAGTGGGCACTACCGGAGGCGGTGCTTGCATAGTCGCAGCGGGGTTCAGGGTTTGAGCCTGTTGGTTGAGAACTGTATTGAACGCTTGTTGTGCTGCTAATTGTTGTTCATGTGCCTCTCTTTGAAACATTCTCATGTCAAATTGCACCATGGTGATGTCATTTGAGCCTGTTTCTGGATTTGGTATGTGCCATACGTTGATTCCCTTCGTTCTCTGTGAGTCTTTCTCAATCTCTTGGAAGAAAGGCTCGTACTTCTGAACTAAGTCGGGTGCTCTAACCTCGTTGGATTGCAGTGATGACACTGGTATAGTAACTAGACTGACTCCTTTCTTCACCTTGTCCTTGAATCTGCTAGGTCTCATCTCATCTTCCTTGTCTTGAGCGTCTTCCCATTTGCAGAGCAGGTGATAGAGATGTAGATGTTCAGGGCAGTATGTACCTTTGAGAGTCTTACCGCTGGTTACTCCACTCCTCGCTAAGAATGCTTCAGTTTGTCCTGAAATAGGATTCTGCCAGTACATGTCCCAAAGACTTCTACCTGTGTCTTCGTCTGTGATTCTCGCATAGAGGTTGTCATATTCTATGAGTTGCTTGCAATCACAACCATCGACAACACAAGTGCCGCTGTCTTTGGTGTATCTGTATGGACTTCCCAACCACCTTCTTGGGTCTAAAACAGACCTCCTTGTTGGTTTGAGTAGTCTGTATGCCTGTTTGATGTCTTTTCTTCTGGCTTTGCGAGGGTCAGCGTGATTAGAGGGGTAGAAGTTCACTTTTGGAACTTCGAGATTCTTCTGTCCTGCTATCTGCTGCATCTGCTGCTGCGCTATTGCTTGTTCCATAATCGCTGCTTGATTAAACTGAGGATTGCCCATTTGGGCCATGTTCAACATTGCTGCGTCATTCAAATTGCTTAGACTCTGAGTTTGCATCGGAGTTCTTGTTATTGTGCGATACATATTATCGGGTACATCTAAGAGACCGCCTACCATCATTCAACCTCCGCTGGTGTCACATGAATAGACATTTGCCCGTTTTCTGCCGATAAACGCCATTCTAATTTACTTCCAGCAGTCATACCAAACTGCTGAACAATCCACATAGGTATAGTAGTTCTAAGTGAGTTACTACCCCCTCCTGTGGGGACGAGTGTTGTGGTAGTCTTACCCTTCGCCATGGAGGTCGCACACCCTACTACATCAAAAAGGTCACTCAAGAGGTCAAGAGTTCTACTAGGGTTGGTTCAACATTCCAACCCACACGAGTAGCCATGAAAGCACGCTTTGTTGGTAACCTTGCTTTCTGCAAGCGAATTAGGTCATCTCTGAAGGGGTCGAATATCTTGTGCTCACCTATTCTGTTCTGCTGCCATAGTTCAGCAGCCTTCTTGTCGAAGAACCTGTCTGCCTTATTAGCCACTAACATGACCATTCTGGGTGTGTATTTCTTTCCCTTCAATCTGCTTCTGAGAGTTCTATATCTGTAGTCTCTCTGGATAAGTCTATCTACAAGATATTTGAAACCAGCAACTTGCTCTGCGCCTTCAGGCCCACCAGCAAAGGCTCTGTCATCAAACACAAACATGACACATTCCACTTGTCTAGACACCATATCGTCAATCCACAGATTCCAGAATCTCTCTTGACCACCTATGTCTGCTGAGTATACCACTCTCTTTTCGCCTTGCCAAGATATTCTCTTCCTAGTGGGTTTTGGTAGCATATACCTTGTTAGTAACTTGAAATGTTTGGTTCTCTCATCCTCGTGTATCTCTTCCATCTCACCGGGAGTGGTCATATAGCGGTCTAATGTGGTCTTGCCAACCATGCTAGTGCCGTAGATACCGACTTTTCTTGGCTTCCATGAGTTGTAGAGGTGTTGTCCGTATATGGCTACACCAACGAGTACACTCCCCCCGCCTACCATTTACTTCACCTAGTTGGGCAATTTAGAGTAGAGCCAATCAGCAAAACCCTCAACCTGCTGATATGTCCACTCAACTGTCCAACCCCAAAGCGTGAAATCACTGTATGATTCCATTGCACTAACTGCTAGCGATGCTCCTAGTGCCGCAAGTATGGTTCTAAGCCAACCGACACCCCATTCGTAGGTGTTATCAACAGTGTTAGCAAGGTGCATTGCGCGTAGAGTTTCCTCTACAGAGTCGTCTTTTGGAGTCTTGAATATCCTACCCATTAGTTATCGCCACTACCCTTCGTATATCTAAGGTCTGGCGTTCCGTCCTTCTTCAAACGGACATTATTCGATGATATGTCTCTAGGCGGAACTACTGATTCACGAACCATTTCATCAGCCAGAGAATCTAAGCCAAAACTTGTTGATTGAGTAACATTAGCGTTATGAGACGGAGGTTTTGATGTGTTAAATAGGTCAACTCCTAATCCTGAGATACCGGATTGACTGTTAGACATCATGGAAGGGGGCATCTTACCGGGATTCTGCTGCATCCAAAGCAGTTCCTTCTCCAACTGCATCTCCTGCATTCGTAGTTCCATGTCCGCTCTACGCTGGTCGTAACTGAATTGCTGCTCTCTGAAACGGTAGTCCCTCTGCCTCTGCATCTCTGACATTCTAACTCGCTCTTGCATCTGTTCTTCAAAGAACATCTTGAACAAGTAATACGCTAGAATCTGAATTGCTAACGCTCCCATAGCGTATGTCATTCCGTTGACATACTGATTTGCATTCTCTCCACCGGGCAACCACAATCCGGCATCGTAGATACCTATTGCGACTCCCACTAGAGCCGACTGAGTTAGTATCAACCCAGTCAATCTCATTTCTGATTTATCCGAAGGGTCTTGTCTGCTCATCTTAGTGACCTCTAGAAAGACCCCACGAGGGTGGCTATCATAAGCCTTCTGCACCTAATTCAGTGTCTGGTAAAGATTAGAACCCGGATAATTAGTATAATAATCAGGTTTCTTCGGAGTAATAGATGACGATTGATATTGTTCGGTAATATCACCACGAGCATCTCTGAAAGATGGTTTTTGCTGACCAGCAGTATACATGACTGCCTCTTGGCCATACTTCGCTGCCAACTCCAGAAGTTTGGCCTGTTGCTCTGGGTTTACTCTAGGTATGGTGAATGAGGGTTCTGTGTCTCCCCCCTCTGTCCATTTAGAACCCCCCTCGGCTGATATTATGTCTGGTAGTTTAAGCCCCGCTAGTTCTGCAAGCATTTGATTACTCAACCCTTCTGCTCTTTTCCTACCCACGGTTGTTGCTCCCGGTTTAGTGCCTATGGTCATGGTGGGGTACTTGTGAGGTCGATGTGCACCCTCTATTTTAGAGGGGGAAAACTCAGAAAGAGTAGTCTGCTTTGATTTTATCACTCTCAAAGTCCCTTTGTCTTTGAAGTGTCTAGCCCTGTTCGCGTGCTCCCCCTCTAACGTGAGCCTCCCACCTTGTGTGTGACTGACATCCTTACGATTGTGAGACCCGTAGATGCCTCGTCGTCTTCTTTCCCTATTGAGTTCTTCACGGTACTTCACACGTTCAGGGCTGGACTCGTATTTTGTGTCATATTCCTTCTTATGACGCTGGGCTTCTGGTGATAACTCCCTTGCTTTGAGGACTGCAACCCCCTTAACAATCGTCGGTTTCCCACCAATCCCCTGTTTCTTGGCTCTTTTGCGTTTTGTGGCTGACCTTTTCTGTCCACTTGACATCGAACCAGAAGTCTTTGGAGTTTTGTCTGAAACTTTCACCGATGGCCTGCACTTCGGGTATCCTTTTCCAGACAATTTTGCTTTCCCCCTCCCGCATGGTGGGTGTTTCCCATCCTTGTCCTTTCTCGATACGTCTACCCACTTCTCCTTGAACCATCGGTTCAGGTTCTTTACCACTAACGTATTGTGGCAGGTGCAGCGGGAGTCTGAATCGGTACTCATTTCTTCTTACCTTTCCCTCGAAACTTTCCCCTGCAATATTGTACAGCCCATCCATTAGCATAGGCAGACGGATAGACCTTGAACTTTCTTTTTGCAGCGGCTTTACCTGCTGGACAGAGTTTCTTTTCAAGTGTGTCCCATGCACCATTCATACCGACGCAATGACCACAATCACAAGAACCTATCATATCACAAACACCATTTTAGTAATTTTATCAGCGGCTTTTCTCTGAGCATACAGTAAACTGTAGCAGGGACATCGAGGTGGGGTCATTGAGCATTTCATCACTCCCTTTTCCATGCATTTGCATGGATTCTTCTTATTTCCACCACAACAACAACTATCTCTTTTCAATGCCATCAGCAGTTCCACCTCTTCAGTGCTGCACCCTTTGGTGTGAGTTTGCCGTCCTTGCTGGTAGGACCTTTACTCCCACCCATGCGAGCGCAGAAGGACTTTCTTCTCTTCGCCTTTTTACTACCCGGTTTGAGTTTGGATGGTTTTGTCGTGACCGGGGGTTTGAGGTTCGCACCGGTTTCTCTCTTGAACTTGGCACGCCCCTTTGCGTTCAGACCGCCCTTCTTGTGATGCCTCTTCGGGTTGTATCCGTGAAACGGCTTGGATTTCTTCTTGGCCTTCTCGAAATAGTCCTCAATCAGAGTGCCGAATGCCTGTGTGGAAGGAGAACAGCAGTCACAAGTCGCTGTGACTTGCACGTAAGCGTCTGATTTCATCGTCATGGGGGCTAGATTGGCCCTAGGAATGCCTCCACTCCTCACATTACTTTCAGTACCACTGAAAATACCACCGCTAGGCTCTGGTTGTGCGACTGGGTTAGCCAGTCCTCCACCCCTCACGCCTACTACACCCACATTGCTCTGAGGCAGACCGAACTTTTTGGCCCTTTCTAATGCGAACTGGTACGCTAGTTCTGGATTGTCGGTTGTGTAGGACACCCTGTCCTCATTCCTGAGGCTGGGTGGGACGTAGTGTTTCGAGCGTTTTTTCGGGTCTCCACCCATGATTCCTTGGTCGAGAACGCCCTGCATGTCGATTGTTCCGTGGTACTCACTGACTGGACCAAGGCTGCTGGGAAAATCAGAGTGGAACTCACCGAGTTCTGTCTGTCTGCTTACCATGAATAGCCCTCCTTAGAGTCTCTGTGGAGGACTCCTTCGCTCGATTGGCGAGTTTTGTCGATTCACCTGTGATAGAATCTCATTTATCGCATTCCGGTAGTAGTCTGTGGCTTCCGGTGGTGCTTCTCTACGTGGAGGACTTGGGTCTGGCTTCTTGTCCATGGGGTTGGGCATCTCGAACAGGTCTGGCCTTTCTCTCTTGAGTTGCTCTTGGTCTATGTGTAGACCTGCATTAAGTTTTTCTTCCAAGTCTTCTCTTTCTGGAGAATGGTCGAGGTAGTCATATTTAGACTCAAAAAAGTCCCCTCTATGCATCTTTTCTTCATCCGGTATAAGTGGTAGACCATATTCGTCAAAGTTCTCGTTTTCTCTGCTCAGAGGCCTGCCCATTGCGTCTATGAGAGGCTCGCCCGGCTCGAACTTGAGGAACTCCCATGCTTTCTTCATGGCTTTCTCGTCTGGTTTCGAGGTTTCAGTAGGCTTCTTGGGCATCTTAGGGCCGACAGCGATAACCAGTGTCATCCCTGCTTTCTTACCCTTGTCCTTCATACATATCACTGGTTATTTCTCTGCTCTGGTATCTGAGGGGCGGAAACTCCTATTTTTGATGGTGCGCTGTCCCTACCGGTCATACCGGTGTTCATGGCATTCATGTCCCTCATGTGCTCTACAAAGTACTCTTGAGCGATATCAGAACTCAATTGGTGCTCATCATCATCCATTCCCTGCTCTACCGCAGACAAACCGGGGATGATGCCTAGTTTGTTCATGTAGTGATGTAGTATCTGCTGCTCCTTCTCGTTCCTAGGCTTGTGGTCATCGAAGATAGTGCCACCATGTGCGTCGAAGTCAGCCTGAGCCTGCTCGAACTCATCCAATTCAGGACCATCCGAGTAGTCCTCGTACTCATCTCTGTACGATTTCCTGAGTGTGTTGTAGTCGTATTGTAGTTTGAGGGCGGCCTTTCTCATGACATAGGCCTTCTTCATCTCGCCGCCGCAGCCCATCTTCTGCATGCAGTGTGCTTTTTTCATGCCGCATCCGGGGCACTTCTCATTGTCTGCTTTCAATAGAGTCCATGCTGTGTCAAATGCGCTCATATTCTTCTATCTCCTTCTGGATACTCTTACTAGGCCTGTCTGCCTACGCATCCTCGGACGTGTGTTACCCCTATCTAGGTTGCGTTTGTAGCGAGCCTTCGTCTTGCGATTCTTCGTCTTCCTCGCTAGACGCTGGACCTTGGCTTTAGCCCTCGCTTTTGGTCTATTTGAGATATATTGAGAGGTTTTCATCCCGAACTGACCCTTCTTGAGTGACTCGAACGCCAAATCGAACTCAAACCCCATGATTGCAGCGTATAAGGCGACACCATAATTAGTTTCTGCTTCTCCGACGTGTTATGGACTCGGATTACGACATTGAGAAGTTTCTTCCGGCTCTAGTCGCTGGATTGGCCAGAATAGGTCCAGCAGCGGCAAAATTAGGCTCAAAAGGCCTACAATCCGCTAAAAAAGTAGGTGTAGCGGCCAAAAACTCGAAAATGGGCCAAAATATGGCCAATTTAGCCGATAAAGGCAAGGAAATGAAGGAAACTTTGGATGCAGCGAAGGAAAGTCCGATGGGACAGGCCATGAGCAGCCTGCAAGAGGCAGCAGCACGAAATCAGCAGGATACAGCCAGAATGGAGCAAGAAGCACGTCAAAGGATGATGTCTGGTGCTTCCACTGGAAGTACAACCACTCGTTCTTAGGTTCTCATGCCCTTGTAGCGTGCGTAAAGCATGCCTGCTTCCTCTTGAAGCCTCAAATCATCGGAGTTCATCATCTTGAGGATAGTCCCAGTGATGAATTGGTCCTCTTTAGAGGTGAAATCTACCCCATTCTCCTGATGCTTGAGTAGAAGCCACGCCGCAGCGAAGGCGCTCTCGGATACTGTCATCGGGAATACTATGTATGGTGCTGCTTTAATAAGGGTTTAGTTAAAAGACCGTCTTTTGCTCGATGAAACGTCAGTTATGGGTATCAGCGAAGTTATTTTTGACAAGTTTAGAATGGTAGTGATTGATTTACTAATCAAAATAGGACTAACAGGTGTGGTTCTGCTGTTCGGAGTCAGTTGGTTACTGTCCCTCTGACCTTTTCTGCGCTTCCATGGCCTGCCTTGCCCTCTCAATCATGGATTTCTGGCCTTCTGAGTGAGTATTTCCGTCTCCCATGACGTTTCTCATGCTCATTCCGCTGGGTGCGCCACAGTTTTCGCACTGTGGGTTGCCGGGATTGAGACCCTGCTTGCAACTCTGGCAGAACATCGAGTCCATCGCCCGTGCGCCCATCGGGTCGTCAGGAGATGTGGGCATGATGTTTTTCAGAACAGCCCAAGACTTGTCGAAAGCGCCCATGTCCGAGCGCAAGGGGGGTCAGAATAAAATCATTGCTGGTTTTTAGGTGCAGTCGATGCCATCTGCGTAGAAACATGAAAGAGTGTTGTCAATTTCGGAACAGGTTGAGAGATGACAAACAGATGACACCGACCACGATGTATGATTACATGCATTCTACTTGTATGTTCTTACTCTCTTGGTCGAAAGGATTTATGTCACAGCCACCTTGTCTTGCCAATCGAAAAGGCGATTGTCTATATTTCTTGAAACCGTATTTCTGTCACCGAACATCATACGTTGAGTTGCCTCATCATATTCCGGCTCATCCCCCATGAAGACAGGTGCGGACTCCTCGTCTCCGACATGCCAAGCCGATAGGTACGGGGTATCGCCCATTTGAGCCATTATCGCTTGATTTAGTTTATTCAACTCAGGTACTTGCCTAGCAGCAGAATCCAGTTTCTCGTTGAATCTCTGCCAAACGGGGGGACGACTAATCCTTGAACTTCGCTCAGGATGCAAGACGTAATCCACACCAGCATTGGCGAGCAACTCATTCAAATTGTTCATTCTCATGTGGCCCGGAGAAGAAGTGTATGCGCTTTCCAGTTGCTGTGCCCTCTCCATGGCACTTGCTGGCGATATGTTCGACCCCTCTGCCAATCTCTGTACGACAGGCGATTCGATATCATTCAACGGCCCTCCATGGTCAAACGCCCTCCTACCGAGATTCAACACGGAATCGTCGTTGAATGACACTGGCATCTCGAAGCGACCTATCCGCCTTGGCTTCGCGGGGTCTCTCCATGCTTCGGAGTATTGCTGGGCGGTTATCCTCTGTGGGCTAAAGTACCTCTTTGGGTATTTGTCGCCTATCTTGAGTTCAGGCTCATCTTTCGACATAGACCTAAAGACGCTAGGGGTTCTAGCAGTCGGATACGTCGGTCTGTTGGTGATGTCCCGCATGGCTTCCCTGAGTATCCTACTGTATCTGTCCCTGTCGCTATCACTGGCAAGACTAGCGAGAAGGCCATAATCCACAGCCTTCAGCAGAGACCACGCTTGGTCGAAGGGCGTGCTGACAGGCGACTTGCCGATGCGTGCAGCCATGCTTTTACCGACAACGCCTCCTGCCAACACGCTAGAGGGGAGGGGGGCTGGATTATTGATTTTTTTCTGTAATTTTTTTTCGGGAAAGGGCCTTCCACCGAAAAAATGGTGCAGCGCTGTGTGCGACTAAAAGATGCGATTAACCGTTGCGATTAACATCGCCTCCGGCGATTAACCCTGCGATTAACCCCGCGATTAACTGTTTTCAGGGTGCGATTAACTAGGCCACTGGGGATACAAGTATCCCAACACATGTGTGTACACACGTGAACGTACCGTTCCAAGGAACGGAACGTTTAGACTAGGGCTTTCCCATTTAAAGTCTCAACACATGAGAGTCGATGGCCAAGAAATCAGACATCCTAAGAAGCATAAAGACGACCGCCGAGTTCCTAGGGAACTCAGACAGACCTTCGGTCTGTACTCTCAGAGTAGACTCATTGTCTACTCTAAAGAGGAACACCAAAGGTGTTCAATACACAAGGAAAAGCCTTAGGGCTTTTGCCAAAGCAGTACTGACGGAACGTCAGTCCTTCAGAGAAGGTATCTACATCCTTAAGGATGTAAACATCAAGGCTCTGAAAGACTCTCAACTCGGAGAGTTGCTTTCGGCTACTAACCCCAATGGGGATAGTAAGTATTACACCACAGTCCGAAGGATGACCTATCAGAACATCCTTGCTGATGCCATAGCATCAGCAGAAGAAGAAGATGAGCCTGAGGCAAAGCCTCAGAAGAAGACAACCAAGAAGGCTAGGAAGCCTAAGGCTTCCAAGAAGCCTAAACTCACACCTGTTGAAGAGGAACTCTTCGATGAGGATGGCAACCTTGACCCTCAGCCAAAGGCTGAAGCAAAGCCAAAGGCTACCAAGCCAAAGGCTTCCAAGGTCAAGAAAGCAGTACCCAAAGGTACTGTCACCTTGACTGCCGTTATCAACGGCAAGAAGAGAGAAGCCACACTGCCAAAGGCAGACTGGGAAGGAAGCAACCACTCCCAATGGGAGTTCAAGGCTGATTCCAGAGACATCCCTACCAAAGGTAGGAGCAAGAAAGAACTTGCAGTGCTCGTTGGAGTCCATGACTCCATCTTCGAGTGAATCGAAGATTCCAACACACAAGTGTTCGGACATACGTAAGTGTTGGAGAGTGAGTCTAACGACTCGCTCTTCAGCATGCCAACTGACCTGTGCTCCCACGTGTTAGAACACACACAGGTTGCCCCCCAAAAAAAACGTCAAACTCCGAGAGGCATAGCCTCCCAGTGCTTTGGCTTATCAATGCCTAGCCTTCGGCTTAGGCTTCTTCTCCAGCACATACGTGTGTTGAACACGTGCTGGTATACATCTACACATATACGTATACGTGAATACGTGTTGCCTTTCCTGTGTGTTGGATACCTTTGGTATAACTATCCAACTGTCTAACTGTATTGTCTATACAATAGACTGTACATACATATATGTAGAGACTACAATGAAACTTGTATTCTTAGACACATGTATATTGTATGAATGAACCATCGGACTATTGAACATGAGACACATCAACATGCACGCAGGAAGGAAATGGAATACGTATGATTGGAATCGTTTAACACTCATGCAATAGAATCAACTTCGTGGCTTTCCCATTTAAAGGAACATAATAGTAGCAGCGATGCCGATGGTAATCAGTGTAAACAAAAACGAAAGAAGCCCTGCTAACGAATGCCGATATCCCAACACGATTGTTGTAAGACCGAGGTCTGACTTCCGTATGTTGGGAAGTGGAATCTCAGTGTCGAGTTCCAAAACATACACAGCAATTGACGCTGTCAATCAGCCAGACTGGAAGACCAGAGGTTTGGTCTTCATCTTAGATGCCGAAGGAGATACAACTAACTTGGGTTTCCTGATTGACAAACACGACTATGTTGTGGTCGATGATGATGAGGTGGTTCAATGAGTATTGAACACACGAGACTTCTGACAACCTCCCGTAAGAGATGGGTTGGACTGGAGTACTCCACTCTAGTGGACAAGATGAAGTGGGTTGATGTCCCAACACACATAGGTGAATGGCTGGAAGCCATTGGTGGGACTTGGGACTTGGGTTGGACTATGCCGAAGGGCTTGACCAGTTTCATGGCTGACAAAGACATGTCCGTGTCCCAACTTGATACTGTGTTGAAGTGGTTCGTTGACCACAGTGGTCACTGCTTCACGTATTACTGCCGGAACGAACATCCGTTTGGTAGGAGATACAGAATGTCGAAGAAGCCATTTACACACAAGTCTCACAACTACTCTGCAAAGGGATTGGCTGGAACCATCCAAGACAACCAGTTCTATGTGAACACAAGTGTGTTCGGTGATGGTGCTATCACCATGGACAATGCAACACTCAAGGATTGGTACAACCAAGTGTTGGTTGATTTGCCCAAGGCGAGGTTGCAAATGTTGTTAGCAAACGACAACGAGAAAGTTGAGCAAGTGACAAGCAACTATGCAGACCTTGCGGTCTACGACTCGAAACTGAGCAAGAGACTGGCGGAGTTAGACATACACAAGTTGCTGAAGGTGACCATTGAGAGCCACTTCGACAACATGCTCCACGAGAGTTGGGACATGCATCCGTTGGCTAAGGCCGATGACTTCGTGGCGACACTCAAGAGTGACTACTTGATTGACACACAGAGCATGTCCTTCGATGAGCAGATTGAGAAGGTCAAGGCTGCCAACACACAGGTGAAGCAACTCGGAGCGAGCGTGTTCAGCAACATACTTGCGATTGAGTCAGCCAAGGAACAGGCACTGGCTAGCATAGCCAGTCTAGCAACTACAACACAGGAGAGTGAAGAGGAATGAGCATTGAGAAGATGATGAATATGGAAAAGAACACACAGGTGATTGAGATGAACGACGAACACAAGACATACACAGACGAAGACACGTGGAACACACACAGGTTGAAACTGGTGAAGTCACAGAAGGCTATCGCCTTAGACCACTACCGGGACTTCGGCAAGTCTTACGCAGGCTACCGTGTTCCCAAGACGCTCTACGTGTTGGTTGACGACGACCCTTGGGAGGTTGTCAAGTGGTGTGAGTCTACCATATCAGTGGACACTGATATCTTCGTGAGGACTTGCCCTCTCAATCCAAGGCACGGCGTGTTGGAAAGCACGAGGTGTGCCAACCACAAGAATGCCATAGTCAAGACGATTCAACACCTACAGGCAGTCATGTTGGAACACGACCCTGAGGGTTGCTTGATTGTTCAGCCTTACCAACCTGCGATTGCCTCGTGTGTCCTTGCTCCGAACATGTATGTTGTATTCGGTGAGGGTCACGACGGAGTGACTGCCGGAACTAACTACTCTGACGCAGGTACATCTCTGATGTTCCCGCTATCAGAGAAAGACCGTGTGTTTGAGGGAGCACTCGTCAAGATGAGCCTTGGAAGTGGACACATATACAATACCGACAAGCATGAGATTGAGATGGTCTTCAACGATGAGGAGCATTACAACAGACAGTGGGGTGACGATTACATCAATTCGGTCAAGGCAATACTCACACAGATACGTGGGTGTGACGAACACATACAGGTTGGGACACCACCGGAAGGAGTCAGCATCAACGGCTCTATCCCCTCTGGGGATGTAGTGGTGACTGAGACTGTGGTCATGACTGGACTTGAACAAGTCCAGTGGCTTGAGGAGAACATCACGAAGGAACTTTGTCCTGATGGCTTCGTTGTCGTTGAGCCTAACGGCTCTCTGTTGAGTCACATCAACGCACACTGCCGAACACATGGCATCCCGTATGTCATAACAGACGAGGTGTGTGTTGGAGACACATGGACTGAGGTTGCTTCGGGATGGGTCATTCAGAACAATGACGGTGACTTCGTTGCCAATCCATACAACCCTTGGCAACACGTCAGTGCGTTCAGGGATGGGGTGACATACGGCAATGCACATTGGAACAGGAAGCAGTCAGCATTGTCTACGTTCTTCCATCAGTGGATGGGTCAGCCTTGCAACGACCCACAACTCAGTGCGTTCCTTGGTGGTGTGTTCTGTGCATGGATTGTCAAAGCCACAATCGGTGCGACTGTTGGAGAGATGAGACACGCTAGGTCTCAGAAGAAGAACTACCGAGTCACCATACCACTGGCCACCAACTCGTTCATGGGTGTTGAACCCATGGATGATTGGGACATGGACAGTGGGATTGGGATACCTAACAGTCGAACACCATACCACCGATGGATGAGAGACACCATCGTGGATTGGGAACAGGCATCGCACCTTCTGACATACATGCATGACGAATACAAGACCGGTTGGTCATCAGCCTACGGTGGGCCGAAGTGGGGAGACGGAGCGGAGAAAGGTGCTCGTGTTGCAACACTCATACACCAACTCGTGAGTGCATCAGATGACGTGTTGGAAGACGTGGGCAAGGAACTGGTCGAAGCAGTCAACGCCTTGGAGAATGCACAGCACAACAACGGTGGTCTACTGAACAAGTTCGGTGGTGATACCATGACTCACTTCAATGCTGGAACACATGGCTACGCAGAGAGTGAGATGAGGCATGCTCTTCACTCATACATGATTGCGATGGACATCGTGAACGACCGTGTTGAGACAAACGCACGGGAATGCAACATACTATGGGGAGATGTCGTTGCCTTCCTCGGCAAGAGTCCTTCGTACTTCAGGAACAACCCTGTGTTCAAACACACGGATGCACCCAAGGATGTTCAGGTTGTCCTTGACAAGTGGAACGAGACCGGAGACCTAACACACATGTTCCACGGCGACTCAAACCACCAGTACAACAAGACTGGCCACGAGTCTTACATCCCTACGGGACACAGTTGTGATGGTTCAGACACACATCACTTCAACAAGGTGAGCATGCAGGCCAACAAGTCCGTGCCTTCCAACACATACGACGTGTTCCTGCTTGGGAAGCAACAGACGCAGGTTATCAAGGTCGAGTCAGATGTGGTCAAGAGTGTGAAGAAATTACAGGCACTGGTCGGCAACGACTGGAATCTATCGAACTTGATAGCACAAGTCTGTCAACACGTAGAGGATGGAACATGGGAAGAAGTCGAACACTTGTGGGCTACGTATGTGTATGGACTTGAGACGAGTGAGTTCGTGACATACATGAACGCATTGAAACTAGCACAGGAGATGAAACAATGAAATGGAAGAAGTACCTTACAGGAAAGAATGGAGATGAGAAGATGAAACAGAGAAAGATATGCAAACACGAGACATGCCAGAATGACGCACCGAAGGTCGGGGACTACTGTGCTACGCACAAGTCCAAGTCCAAGTCCAAGGGACACACGTATGTATCCAAGAATGGATGTCACACAGGCAACGTGCTTGTGTTCACAACACCTGAGGGTATCAAGGTCTACGGTGGTGGCTCAAGCCGTCAAGGTGGTTGGTGGTTGATGAACCCACTACCGGATGTTGCAATAGGTCCGAGTGAGATTGTGTCCAAGGGTCACAGGTATCTCAAGAGTGGTGACCATGACTTCCCCGAAGGTTGGAAGGCATCCAACACACAAGCGTCTGACAACACGACTGCTGTGTTCAGCATCGACTGGCCGGACTACTCCATCCCTACGGGGCTGGGTCGTGAGTTCTGGCTCGCACTTGTTGAGGACATCTACACCAAGGGTGTCATGACTGTCTCTTGCCAGTGCATGGGTGGACATGGTAGAACTGGTGTGCAGTTGGCTATCCTTGCTCACTACCTACTGCCTGAGTCCCAACACTCATGGAGGGATGCAGGTCAGTTGATTGACTGGGTCAGGGAACACATGTGTGTCCATGAGGTCGAGGCATCGAGTCAGCAGAAGTACATCGCTGATGTGTGTGGCTTGCCTGTTGGAGACTCACGTGTGTCATCCAGCAAGTGGGGTGGCTACTCAGGTGGATGGGGCAATCACTATGCGAGTATCAACACGCAGAGCATATACAAACAGGTGAATGATTCCCTTGAGGATGGCGACGACTTCGATGACTGGGAGTACACTGAAAGTGGTTGGTCAAGGAAGGATGATAGTGAAGAAACAGACGTGCTCGACAGGGTATTTGAGTGTCTGAATTGCGATGCTCAAGAAGTCATCGGGCCGCACATAGAGCGAGACAGCAACGGTGAGATACCGTGCATCACATGTGGTAGTTCCAACATGATAGATGTGACAGACGTAGGTGTGGGTAAGGTTGACCTTTCCCATTTAAAGGAACAAGATAAGAAACAGGAGAGTGAATGAACATGAATGAACAAACGAATGGAAATGGAATAATGGAAAGAATGCAAGTGAGAACGGAATACAGCAGTGAGTATGCGATGCATATTCAGATACTTGGGAGTATCAATGTGAACCGTGAGTATGGATATGCGAACGAGTTGAGAGCACCACAGGTTGTGATTGACTGGCTACGTGAGCAAGAGCCAATCTTGGAGAGTGCAGCGAGCAAGGGACACAACTACTACATCCGCATGGATGCGGTTGAGTTCGATGACAACACGCATGCGTTGCTGATACACGGCACGCCTTTGAATCACGAGAAGGGTTGCCTCTTGGGTGTGAACCCCAGTCCCTCAGTGACACAGGTGTTTGACTACGCCAAGCAAGGCGAGTGTGTTGTGTCAATGGACAAGGCTGATGCTATGGCATCAATGGTAGGTGAGGAAGAATGATTGACACAGACAAATACGAAGGACATACACAGGGTCATTGGGCTATCACTACTCGTAAAGGAACATGGGTAGTCTATACACAGGACAACGGTGATGTTGCTACCATGAATGATTACGAAGATGCAAGACTCATAGCAGACGCACCACTTCTCCTTGAGGAAGTCCAGCGGTTGCGTAAGCAATTGAGCGAGGCAGAGGATGTTATCCAATACGCTCTTGACATGACAAGTGATGATGATGCCAAGAATGTGTTTGAGGATTTCTTGGGGGTGAAAGAAGAATGATTGACACAAACGAGTACAAGTTCTACGTGGGAGACCCATGCTACGTGATTGACAGCAGGAGATGGAGCGAGTTCTGTGACAAGTTGTTTGCCCTTGAGGGATTCAAGAAGAACGAGGACTACTATGGCATAGTCAAGTGGGAAGTGAATGGTCGAACATACGACGTTGAGTGTCACGCATCACCCGGTGGTGATAACACGTGGTACTTCAACGAGAAAGATGATTCAGGCAACGACATCGAGTTGGGTGTTGACGCAGGCATGTTGGCAATCGTGCCCATGGAGTGCGTGTGTCCTGTACAGGTATCAGGGTACGGTGGTGGCATCACTGGTCTAGGTGCGGTGTTCAACACAGTCCCGATTCTGGTGACGTCCAATCACAGTTGTGGTTGGGTCGAACTCAACGGAGTCAAGGACACGCAGTACACAGACAACTTGTGTGAGGAGTGTGGTGGCCATGACTTCAACCTTGAGTACTGTGAGTACTACGGTGCTATGGTATGTTGGGGATGCTACGAAGAAGAGGAGAGTGAGGAAGAATGACACACAGATACATAGGTCTTGGATACATGAAAATTACAGACAACGTTTTCTGTGCCGATGGTAAGAAGTTCATCGAGGGTGATGACACACATCGCATGTTGAACACGGAGCGGATAGACACAGTCGTGTCCCTTGACAGGAGAGCAGGTAAGTGGGTTGAAAACAACTCGCACACAGTGTATGTCAGTAGGATTGTCAGACACATCGAGAATCCCTACGGGAAGAAGAACTACGTCAAGGACGAGGACTACATTCGTGACACTGCTCAGTTGATACTGACACTGGCACAAGACGCACCAGTGTTCTTCCACTGCTTGCATGGCAAGGACAGGACGGGCTTCGTCAGGGATGCCATCGAACGCATGCTTGACCCCAAGCGTGTTCCAACAGGCATGCGTGAGGATGACGAGTTAATCATACGTGTTGAGGATGGAGAGACAATTCACGAGAGGTGGGAACTTGACTCTTAAGGCAGACATGTACACAGAGACGTACTACACGAATAACGACACACAGCGTAGGTATCCAAGACAGGCGAAGCGTGTTGCACTGTCCTTCCCATACAACCCTGAGATAAACAATGCCATGAAGACTGAGTTGAAGTCCCTTGAGGGATTCTACAACGTCAAGTGGAGCAACAACACATGGAGCGTGCGTTTCGACAGGGATGTGTTGCAGGTCACTGCTTCCATCTTTGAGAGGTTCGGCTACGACAGTTCACCTATCACTGAGCACATAGCATCCGCTCCTTCAAACACGAGTACTGCGAGCAAGTGTTCAGCATACATCGTGGATGGTGCGTTGGCATTGGAGTGGCCTTTCATTAGGGATGAATCCCTGAGGGATGAGGTCAAGGAGATTGTCAAGGGCATTCCTAACAGGAAGTGGGACAAAGACAACAAGCGTTGGATGATACCGATAAAGCAAGCAGGATTCCTAGTCAAGAGACTGGAGGATGTCTACGAGCCACTGGCCACAGTGGTGAACGAACTTGAGGATGTTCAGATGTACATCACCAAACATGCGGAGCGTGTTGCAATCAGCAGTGCAGTGGAGTTGTCAAACTCACACACAGTAGATGATATGCAGAAGAGGTTGTCTGAACACTTCCACGAAGGCCGTGAGTTGTACCCCTTCCAATACGTGGGTGTTCGCTTCGCTGAACTGGCAGGTGGTAGATGCCTCATCGGAGACGACATGGGCATAGGCAAGACCATCCAAGCGATAGCATACGCATCCCTTCACAGGGAACTATGGCCTGTGTTGGTGGTCTGTCCCTCTAGCGTCAAGTACAACTGGGCCAAGGAGATAGACACATGGCTCAAAGACGTGAGTGTCGAGGTGGTCAATGGCTTCAAGGGTGAGATAGCAGATGCTGACTTCACTGTGGTCAACTATGACTTGATGGGTAAGAGAGAGGAGCAACTCACGGGCATGGGATTCAACCTATGCGTGTTCGATGAGTCACACTTCCTGAAGAACAAGACAGCCAAGAGGACACAGGCTTGTCTCAACATAGGGAAGCAGTCACAGAGCGTGCTCTGTCTCAGTGGTACTGCCATAACCAGTCGGCCTGAGGAGTACTTCACCACGCTGAACCTACTCAGGCCTGTTGACTTCCCGTCATGGCTCAAGTATGTTCGGAGGTACTGCGATGCGTATCACAACGGGTTCGGTTGGGACACACGTGGCTCTTCCAACGAGAAGGAACTACACAATGTGAGTAGAGACTTCGTGCTTCGCAGACTGAAGAAGGAGGTCATGGAGGAACTGCCAGACAAGATAAGGCAGGACTTCGCAGTCGAGCCTTCGGCATCTGGGGTCAAGTCCTACCAGACCTTGCAGTCTGGGTGGTTGGATGAGTACAGGCAACACAAGCAGAACAACACACTCCCTGCGGGATTCGTGTTGAACATGCTCACGAGTCTGAGACATCACTGTGGGATGCTCAAGGTGCAGTCGGCTTGTGAATGGGTGGCTCAGTACCACGAACAGACAGGCAAGCCTGTCATCGTGTACACGCATCACAGGGATGTGTTGAAACGAGTAGTGGACACACTCAACCCTGATTTCCTACGTGTTGCAGTCATCGAAGGTGGAGTGACAGCACAGAAGAGGCAGTCCATAATAGAGGACTTCCAAGCGGGGAACGTAGACGTGTTGGTTGCTAACATACTGTCGGCCAACATGGGAATAACACTCACCAAAGCAGACACGGTTGTGTTCGTGGAACGTGAGTGGACTCCTGCCGTAGAGGAACAGGCGGAGGACAGAGTGAATAGGATAGGTCAGGATGCGAGTGTTGTTCACGCAGTCTACCTGTCTGTCTCCAACACGATTGACGAGAGGTTCTCTCGCATCGTCTCTCAGAAGAGAGATGTAGTCAAAGGGATACTGGATGGAGGAGAGAAGGAACAGAGGAAGGCCTTGGCAACAGAGTTGCTCATGGGCATGGTTGATTCAGGTGAGATACCTGCGAGCATGCTAACCGATTTCATCGGTGGAAAAGGGTCTTCCCCATTTAAAGGAACAACAGAGGAGTGGTGATTGATATGGATATGAACATTGATACAAACGAGATGACGAATGACGACGAAAGCCCGAACTGGGATACACACACTATTGCTAGTGGTGCTATGCAAGTTCACGAAGGAGAAGGCTTTGCCTTCTTGACCAAAGGTGGTAGGACTAAAACAGTCTGTGACTGGGACTTCAAACCCTATGTGTTGCCTGCTGTGATAAACGTTGACCAACATCCTGAGGACTCAGGTGTGGATGACGGACTGTACACAGTAACAGATGCATACAACGGTGAGAACAACCTGTTCATTATCATGAACCCCAAGGTCAGGACAGAAAAGCAACCTGTCGGTGCTATACTAGGTGCTGTCTCCAAGAGATACGCAGGTGTGTCTTACCCAGAAGTGTTTGCTCCATTGGCAATGCACTGCAACGAGAAGGGATGGGACTTCAAGATAACAGCCTACGACTTCGGCAAGAAAGCACGAATGGACATCAACGTGGTTGCTAACGAGAAGTCAGAACTCACACAGGTTGGAGACTTGTACAAGTATGGTGTGTCTATTCACAACAGCCTTGACGGTAGTGGCTCTCTGAAAATCAACGGAGTTGCAGAAAGGCTTGCCTGTACCAACGGTATGGTTGCTACATCCACCAAGAACCTAGCGAGTTTGAGACACACGAAGAATGGTGTTGGCTCAATTGACTTCGCAAAGTTCAGCAACTCGATTGCGGGTATGATTGAAGACGTGGTGAAGGAACTCGAACTCGTTGAGTCTATGACTTCCTTCGGGATGGACAACGACCTGTTCGGCAAACTTCTAGTTGCGGCACGAGAGAGAAAGATTCTCTCCCTGCCTCAAGCAACACCCATGATAAACAAGCAGACCGATACAGTTGTGGACTACTCCATCTCCAGAGGCTACGGTTTCCGTGCGGCACTCATGGGTTGGAACAGACCTGAGGCTGACTTCGTGAAGGTTGAGGGTGAGGCAATCGGTACGGCATACCATGCTTACAACGTACTCACTGGTGTTCTAACACACAAGCCTACATGGAGTGGTGCTAACACACTGAGTGGTAAAGGCAACGCTGTCCTTACAGGAAGTGCCCTAGCAATCGGTGCTCTTGACACACGACTACATGCAGTCCACAAACTCATGTCGGATGTTGTATCCGGTGTTGTGGATTTGAACGAGTACGTCACCCCTATGGAAGCCATGGGGGTGACACTCTGAGCACTGAATACGGCAAGAAGACAGGTGTGTTGATTCGCACCAACGGGAAGGTCGAACCAATCAACGTGTACGACCTTGACGACATGCAGAATGCCGTAGGTGGGAACATCGAATACGCATTGACTGGGGGTGATGACATCACCCTCAACGGTGTCAAGCAGACATGGGACTTGATTGGGAACGAGGAAGGCAGGCTACGTGAACTGCCCCTCAACCCAATCGCTCGTGAGTTCATCGCAGAGATGTGCAACATGCCCCTTGGGAGTGTGTTGTCAATGCACGGTGACTTCCTGTTGCTAGGCCACGATGATGAGGGTGCTACCACAGACTGCCCGACACACATCCGTGAGCGAGTCATGCAGATGAGCATGTTCGATGCTCCCTTCGCATCAGTGACCACAGTCGATGCCGATGGGACATACGATGTGCAACTGTTCGGAGGTGATGAGGAATGAAGGTAGCGAGATACCAGTACAAGCCTGACGGCATGCGGTGCTCTCCTGTGTTTGATACACACAAGGGTAAGGAGTGGTGCAACGCTGGCTTTGGGACTCATGGACACATAGGTGCGACAGAGGGTATGTCCTTCTGCTCCGCTTGTGGCCAAGAGGTAGGCAAGGAGAAGGTGGTTGAATGAGTTACTGGGAAAGCCTGACAGAGACACACGAGATACTGGCATGGGAGGAAGGCAGGCTTCAGGGGATGAAGGACATTCGTATGCTCGCCTTCTCTGTGCCTGCTCCTAAGTGTGTGCTACAAGCCATCAGAGAGCAACAGGAGGTTATCGATGAGATACGAGGTGAGGAAGAATGAGTGGAGCATCCATAGCACTGAACATAGTCAGGAAGCAATACAGGGAGATACGTGAGGCACTTGTTGGAGATGGGATGTTTACCCACTCCGAAGTTTTGCAGAAAGCCTTTTCTGTATATGACGACAGTCAGGAACTGCTCAAGGTGCAGGACAGGCTAGCCAAGGCGGAGCAACTCATACACGAGTTGACTGGAGAGTCGGACAACTACTACTGGGATGGTGACGAGTACAGATTCCACTACGAGGTGACAACATGAACATATTCGTGTTGGATGAAGACCCAGCGAAGGCAGCACAGGCGATTGATTGTGTGCGAGTACCGAAGATGGTCACCGAGTCAGCACAGATGATGGCATCAGCCCTGCGTAGGTGGGGTGCTCCTGATGAACGGATGCCGTTGACGAAGGCTGGACGTCCATACAAGGGCGGGTACAAAAATCACCCATGCACAATTTTTGCGGGAGATACACGCACTAACTTCTTGTGGCTTGCGACACACGCCTTGGCTTTGTGTAGAGAGTATGAGCAACGCTTCCTCAAAGAACACGCATGTAAGCAACCAATCATACACATGATAGAATGGATAGAATACATCCCTGAAGGCGACCTTACTCCATTCGCTCAGGCCATGCCTGACGAGTTCAAACACGAGGATGCAGTACAGGCATACCGTCGCTACTACCACAGCAAGATACACAGTGCAGGTGGTGTGCATTACAGACACACAAGCCCGCCTGACTGGTGGATGGGGGTGACGGCATGAATAGTGGAATGATTGGGGATACGGAGGTCCAGATGCATGCAATCTATGAGCATGTTTGGGCCATCGATATTATCGAACACACATCTGAGGACACGAAGGAGTTGGTCGAAGGATGGGAAGTCGAAGGATGGGAAGAGGCACTTGCATTGTACAATAAAAAGGTAGAGGAAATAGAAGAGGCACATGCAATGAACGAGAGCGAGGAGGTGACGGCGTGAGTAAGACACAGGTGTATTGGCACGCTAGTCCATACGAGAACCTAACAAGCATACTGGGCAACGGCATACAACCACGCTTCGGTGAGGTGTACTGCTCGACTAACCTAGAGGCAAGTGCGAGGTGGATTTGCTTTACCAGACGAGATGCAGAAAAGGTTGTCCTGATTCCATTCACGGCTAACCCTGATGACATGAGTCTGGGTATAGACCACTCGCCTATGATGACCAAGATGCTAGGCGTTCCTGACGAGGGTGCGTCGTATGTCTATGGTCAGACCGTGAACTTCAGGCAGATTGTGTTTGATGATATCAGAATTGTAGACAACCCCTTCTACAACAAGAACGTAAAGGAGATGATGCAAGGTGAGGAATAGGCTCTCATGCAGATGGTGTGGGGCTAAGGTGCACTGGGGGCACGACCGAAGGGGAAAGTGCGATAGTTGTAGGCTTTCCCATTTAAAGGAACAAGAGAGGAGAGATGTATGAAACAAGCAGAACAGATGAAATGGACAGATGGTGTGGGTAAGGCACTCGCATCACTAGGAGCAGTAATAACGAAAGCGGAGAAGGCTCGCTATGATGATAGTGAGGAATACTTCAGTGACCCTGAGATAATGGTCATGGATATGAGGACAGGTTCGACCGTCATGGTACAGACAGAGCCACACACAGGTGGCAGGACACAGGGACATGGATACAGGAAGGAAGCCGGATGGGAGCAGAGGATACCGATGAAAGTGCCTTTGACCCTACAGAGGAACATCCTGTTGGACATGCTTGTGGGTATGCTAGTACCTGCGGATTCAGACACAGCAGGTCCACTGGGCAAAGCGGCATACACACGTATTGCTGAGGCACTGAAGGAAGGACTTGAGATGTCTATCAGCACTGACAAGGAATTGGCCAAGCACTGGAAGGACAAGTATGCGAAGCATGCTAAACTGGTGGATGAGATATCATCACAAATCAATGATTTGACTATGACCAAGATGTCAGGCAGACAACAGATACGTGTTGAAGCCGTACCTGTGACCAATGCAATTCTTAACCCTGAACTCGTAGGAGAGAGCATCTCAACACAAGAGGCAGAGGTGATTCAATGAATGAGATAAGATTGTCAAAGGACATGAAGTCTATGTTGCTACATCTAGTGGGCTTCGATGATACGCCTAAGAGAATGGCAGGTCAAATACACAATGAGTTTTGTGATAAACCAACAGAGTTGCCAGACTCTAAACTTGTGAAAGATACCATACGACTTTTGAAACACTGTGGTGACTTTTGGGGAGTAGATTTGGTTGAGCCTTTCATAACACACTTGAACGAGATGATGGAATGGGCAGACGTGAAGGTGGAAGTATGATTACGACTCAGAACATATACGACATACTCCATGGTGTTGCAGAAAAGGTGAACGACACACCAATACCCGAAGAGGCTATGTCTTACACTAGGATGAGGAACAAAGCCAAGGAACGCATACACAATGAGGCACATGACACTGCTCACATGCATTCCATGTACGTTTTGGATTCGGTCATGTTGAACCAAGTCGATACTATGGATGACATAGGTTGGGAGATTCTCTACAGCAACGTAAGTGAGAGGGAGAACATACCCCTGTCATTTGCACGTGGCCTTTCCTACAATCTGAACCCTGACCCGATGGTCAAGAAGTTGTATTGCAAGGTGGATAAAGAAAGCATAGAAGACAATCAGAGGATTTTGATTGGTATTGTATTCGATGGTGTCAAGAATGGATTCTGGGAGTTGGATGATGCGAGGTCATTCGCAGACAAGAAATGCCCAGACATACCGTACTTTGACAAGGATGAGTGGGTGAAGACACTCTCACAGATGATGGGCGGTCATGTTATAGAAGACCTTATTGACACAGATATCCCAGAGGGTGGTGACGATGTCTACCTATTCTAATTTACATTCCTTGATTGCTGTAGTCTCGTGGTGGCGGGGGCTACAAAAAGCAGTCATCGGAAGTTTCGTTTGTGTTTTATACATCCCTACCGTCACCACCAAAACACATGGATGTGATGCATGATGGCTGAGAAGTATGTTGAACACACGTTGACTACGAAGTCGTTTCTCCCCTATGGTAAGTTCATCAATCACATGGGAGAGATAGCCGAACTGTGTGAGGAAGTCATGTACATCACCTACAATGGTGAGGAACGTGAAGTGCTTCTGGCTATGCCCGCTAAACCAGTTTTGGAATGCTGTCCATTGTGTAAGGGTAAAATACATGATGGGAGTGTGGTGGTAATTACCGACTCGCACAGTCTATTCCCATGTTGGGAATGCGAGCAGTTGGTGGAACAGGAAAACACAGGAGATGCAATAGATGAGTGAGTTTGAAATAAATGAAGAGATGAAGACATGGGCGAAGAACCATTTCGATAACATGGGTATCGGTGGTGTGTGGAGTCCAGAAGGAACGGGACTGACATACCAGAAGGTGACAGACGACAGTTGGAAGGTGATTCGTATGATGAATCATCCTACAGTTCAGGAGAACCACATGAGGTTCTCTACAATCATGATGAGTGTTGGGATAAACATGGTCATGGGCGATGAGGTGGCATACGACCCACCTGCATCATCTGAGGAAGCCTATGCACAGGAGACAGCACACAGGATGGAGATAGCGAAGTCTTGGGCGTGTTCTGAATGTGGACACAAACTAGCCGAACTGGATTTGGAGACGGCTCGCCCTAGTTTCGAGGGGGAACAGGAGATTCTACTTGAAGATGGCAACACACATGAGGTTGAGGTATGGGCCTATGGTCTGTCATGCTCATGCGGTCATGTCACTAAGATAGACCCTGATGACTTCCATCTACTAGCAGGTGACTATCTGTTCATGAGGTATGTCAACAGCGAGGGAACTCTAAGACAATGTATGACTAGGAAGCAGATGGTCGAGATGGCTGACGCTGAGAATCCTGAGTTAGGTGTAGTGCTTGGGAGCAAAGACCCAGACACAGGAGAGCGTGTTCCCTCATGGATGTGGGGTACGTACTGCATGAGTGTTGAGAGATGGGGACTGACTGACGAGGAGGAGTGAAGATGGGCGAAGAGCACGTCTGGCGTTCAGTGAGCATGGAAGGCAAGTGGAAGGATGGCAAGGGAGACGTTGCTGTCAGGCGTGTTGATTACTATGACAAGGTCTGGTTGGATTTCAGAATCATGAATGTTCAAGATGGTAAGAACCAACACACACGACACGGAGTCAGACTCACAGCAGAGCAAGTGAAGGAACTCATACCCAGACTTGTTGACTTCATCAATGAGTATGAAGACCAGAAAGAACAACAGGAAAGACAGCCCGAAAAAAATGTGGCTTAGGTTATCCTGTTAGAAATGAAAGTGAAAACCCTGAGAGTATATGAACTAAGCAAACTACAGTTATAAGGCAACAACAAAATGAAAAGGAGAGATGAAAGTGAAAGAAGAAAGAGCAACAAGTGTATCTCATGTTGAGTTTGAGATATTGAATGAATTAATCGAGACTGTAGACCTAGAGTCTCTGAAGCAGATTATGGTTGACGACAAGGTGACAGGCAAGCGTTGGGACTCAGGTGCAAAGAACGTGCTCCTGTTGCTTGAGAACATGAAGGATAGGAGGCGACATAGATTGAAGCCTGACCATCCTGACTACAGGGGGAAGGAGAAATGATTCACTTCCGTATATTAGACAAGACGCTTTGCGGTGCTGACTACAAAGAGCCTAGCAAGAAAGTAGCGAAGGATGGTAGATTCTGTGATGAATGCATACAGGTAATGTGGCAAGAGCAGTACAGGCGAAACACACTCATGCCATATGTCAGAAAGGCTAGCAAGAACAAACCGAAAGTAGAACCTGTTGAGGAGCATGTAGTTGAGGAGATAACAACAAAAGGAAGTGGTTTGTTTTTGGCCGATTATAGGCTTTCCCATTTAAAGGAACAACATAGGAGAGGTGTGAAAACAGTATGATGAGTGAAAGAGAACAAGATGAAAGAGATGAATACAGGGCAGACGCTGCGTGGGAAGCCGCACAGGAAGATAGGTACTGGAACTGCGAGCATGAGAACTGGTCTATTACAGACGAGGGTATCGTGGATGTCGAGAGTTGGAAGAACGGCAAGAAGTTGGATGAACCAATAGCGTGCATCGAAGTAGAGTGTGATGACTGTGGTAGAACCAACTACCTGAGAGTACACTACAGCAGAATCCTAGAACTCCTGAGAGGAGTGGATTGGAGCAACGATGGTATAGACGAGGATGGGTGGTCTGAATGTTAAGTGAAGAGCAGAGCAGACTGAACATAGGTAGGACGATAATCAAGGCGATAGAGGAGCATGATGAGAAGTTCTACGAGGAGTACATCGAGAAGTACACTGAGTACCCCGATGAAGAGGCTGACAAGTACTACGATGGTACTGCTAACTACGATGACGACGTAGACATAGCAGAGATGAATGCAATCATCGACATACTACACTACGTAGTCACCAACCATCACCCACACAAGGTAGGAGGTGTGGAAGAATGAGAGCGGGGAAGTTCGATAGACACGAGTCAGCAGTCGAGCGTAAACTCGACCGCATCATACAACTGTTGGAAGCACACTTGAAAATACTGACAGCCTTTTCTGTGGCTGAGATGTTATTGGAGGATGAGGAATGAATCACGTGAGTATTGAAACCACATCAGGTAATACAAGCATCAGACTGTCTGATGTGTCGGCAGTCACACATACAGTCGAATCGAAGTATCTGAAGAAACATGCAATATTGGACATTCACATGTCTAATGGTACGATATTTACAACCAAACCTATGAAGGTAGAAGAGGCTATCCTCTTTCAGAATCAGGTATGGAGTGGTGAAAGATGATTGAAGACAAGATAAGGCAGATTGAGGAACAGGCAAGACAGATGATTGAGGAAGGTCAGAAACTGGCTAACCTGAAAGACACACTACAGAAGTTGGAGCAGTGTATGCAAAGCGGTCACGTGTGGCAACTAGGTATGGGTAACACATCAGAACTGTCACCTAATGGTGGAGTGCAAGGCAACATATCCGACGTGTTCGAGATACCACTGTATTGCACCAACTGCGGAGCGAGAGTCGTGATGAAGGATAGTGATGGGGCAGATGTGTACTACGCTATGGGCAACAAGGTAAGCGAGTTGCTTAGGAGTGATGATGATGAACAGGAGTGATGGAGATGGCAAACGAAGGTGGGAAACCAGAGCAGGTAATCGGTAAGTCTGAGATAGTCAAGCAGACATACGAGACGCATGTTGATGATGGGAAGAAGAAGATTGCGTCTTCACTCGAACTACCACTGAAGGTGATTGTTCTCGCTGAGGTACTACAGAGAGAGGTGCAGAAGCATCCCCATTGGGATTGTAGGAGAACACCACACGCACTGTTCGTTGATTGCATATACATCGTATGCAAGAAGATTGGAGTCAAGGTGACATCCAGAGGGATAGCCACCAAGACCAAAGAGGCTCTGGGAGTAGGCACTCAACCGAGACCCAGAGAATGGTCGTCACAGTTTCAACAATTGATAGACAAGGTGTTGGGATGAACTTCCTGAAGGCCTCTAGACTATACGAGTCACTGAGGCAGGGGAGCAACAAGAGAGAAGTGCTCTCGAAGATAGAGGATGAAAACTCCGCCCAAGATTTTTACAGACTGCTTTATCCACAGAAGGCACTACTGACGAAGAACGGACTAGCATCGCTTTTCGCTGAAGAGGTAGGTGTGTTCATTGATGTGGTTATGGATGTGTTAGGTGAGAACGACCTAGCACTCACACTCGCACAGGAGAGCAACGCCAGCACGTCACAAGGCTGGTCAGTCAAGGATGCGTTCAGGATGATGGAGAGCCTATCTATGAATGCAGTCGAGGTGCTAGACACAGCACACAAGATGGATGAGATTGAAGCCAGACTGTTCTGGAGTCATGTCTTGGCCAACAAGCCTCCAATCACATCACGAGCATTCGTGATACACTTAGGCATCAGCAGAGGCATCCACGCTGATGTGATGAAGAGACATGCGTCTCTGAAGGATGCCACAGAACTTATTCATTTGATATTCCAAGACCCTCAGGGTCTAGACATACCAGACAGGTGGTATGAAGAACCTAATCTGGCTCTATCACCTAGGAGGTATCTACCCTTTCATCCACATGATTCAATGGAGAAACTTGAGGAGTTTAATTACTCTCGATACCAAAGAATACCCAACAAGGGTTCGACAAAGATGTTGTATGTGATTAGAGAGCAGGATGGAGTTCGCTTCGTCTGGAGAGACAGGAGTGGGAAGATTGTGTCCAACGGGCAAGCACCTGACTCGTCGTGGCTTCCAGACACTCCTATGATATTGGAGACGGTGACTGATGGCAATAACATACATGTGTTCGATGCTATCTTTCCAAGATACCACACTCTCACTCTTGAAGAGAGACTGGCTAAACTACAGGAGCATACGAAAGACACACCTATCATTGTACACCAACCAACACGTATAGATAGTATGGTTGACCTAATTAGCAGTCTCAAAGATGATGAGGCTATAAGATTCCCAGAAATAGGTGAATACAAACCACTGGAGAGTGGTGGCTACGTTATGATGTCATCTCTATCCAAGATGATTCTGAGACTACATTCTGTGAGAAATATACAGGACACCTTGTCTGTAAGACTCTCATGTGTTGATGGTTATGATGACTTCATAGTGGTTGGTGAGGTCGATGTAGTCAGTGATGTGAAGAACACTATACGAGGTATGGTAGACAGGCTATGCACTATCATGCCCAGCAAAGACTGGGAAGACATACCAGACGAGATTATCATACCGATAGAGGCGGTTGTTCCCAGTATATTGAAAAACCCACTGTCAATCCCAGACGCCCTTGTCGTCTCAGCAAGAGATGATTTGGGTATGAGTGACGTGACTCAATACGTCGATTTCATACATGCGAGTTGATACAATGACATTACATCCTGATAATTTCTGGTTTGGTTTAGGCTTCCTCTGTGCTGATTTGAAGTTCAACTTCAGCATCCAGAAGAGTGCCTCATCCGCAAATGGATTCAGGGTACTGCGTTCTATTTCGTTTCGCTCATATATAAAGCAACAACAAAGTAAAAGCGAAAATGGTTTTCTTTTTCTGAACGAGGTATTGGAGAAGTTCGGATTACCTTTTGATGAGAGAGTGACCAAGCAGAAGGACATAGAGAAGTGGATGACTATGATTGCTCACTTCAAGTTAGAGGACAGGCTACTAGACAGAGATGGCTATCTATCTCTGAAGTGGGTGCTGGACAACCCACCACCAAAAGAATATGAGACCTTCGTAGAATGGGTCAAAAATGCAGATGAGAGGCTTTCCCATTTAAAGGAACAAGAGAGGAATAGTGTATGAAGTCATGGAATGAGATTGGTAGACCCACCGAGTTTGAGGATATAGTTGGACAGCATGCTTTCACTAAGGATGCTCTGAACTGGAAGGCGAACGACTCCTACCCAGACTCCCTACTCTTCGTAGGTCAGAGTGGTGTGGGTAAGACTACAGCAGCACGTGTGATTGCCAGACAGATGCTAGACAGAGCGATAGACTGTGATTACTATGAGTGCAACGCCAGTGACGAAAGGGGCATCGAGTTCATTCGTGTATTCCTGAAGCAGGCTGCACAGACTAGCCCATACATGGCAGATAGAAAGGTCATCCTTCTTGATGAGGCTGATGGTCTGACTCCTGCTGCACAGGATGCATTGAGACAGATTATAGAGAACAGCACAGAGAACTGTCTATTCATATTCACAGCCAATGATGAGAGCAAGATACGACCTGCCATCAAGAGCAGGTGTGTAGTATACAAGTTCAAGGCTGTTGACAGCAAGGAGGGTGCGAAGCATCTCCACAACGTATGTGAGAAGTGTGGAGTGCCTGAGGCTGTCCTCAATGTGTGGAAGGACTACTTCCCAAGACTCGTCACCTACATGGGTGGGGACTTGAGGTCAGCAGTAGGTGTGTTGGAATCGTTGCAGAAGCATGACATGCATGCCCTGAAAGACAGGGTGAGTGACTTCAGTGGACCGAGCCAAGCAGCCCTGTCTGCTTTGACAGACGAGTGGATGGACATGCGTGTGCAGTTCCACAAGGCAGTCTCCAACGGAAGGGACAGGTTCTTCGTGATGCGTTCCTTCTATCAGAATCTATCATCCCTGTTTGATATGGATGACGATGAGAAAGTCTGGACAGTGCTCTCTGTGTATGGTGATATGATGACACACATATACGAATGGCCTGACAGCGACCAAGCATTCCTCGACTACTTCGTAGCGAGATTAAGAAAGGAAGTGAAACAATGAACAGCGGTGTAATAGAAGAATTAGATAGAACGATACAAGGTGGTCTACTTGGTATACAAGTTAGCATAGACAACCTGAATATAACGATGAAGGCAGTCCTTAATGAGATAAAGGAGATGAAGAAAAATGAATGAAGAAAACCATGAATACGAGTATGAAGACGTACCAGAGAAAGCCAACGACAGTCCACTTGCTATGCCAGAGGGTGTCATAGAACGCATGCAGAAGCACGCAGAAAGAACAGGAGACAAGTTGCCTGATGTAATCAAGCACTTCCTCTCTTTCATTGAGAGCGAGCACTCATGTGAAGATTGGATGGAAGAGGATGAGGACTTACTCATCGACTGGGCAGAGCAGTGTTTCATCCAGTTGAGGCGAAGCACAGTAGGTGGTGGGGCTAACACAGTTCCATTCGTAGGTTGCTTCGTAGGTGTAGACGCTAAGAAGACAGACCGCAGAGGTGGTATGGTTAGCAGGGCAACTAGAGAGTTCGTCATGAATAACAAGGAAGCAGTTGACAACGGAGTTGTAGGAGAGTACTTCCATCAAGGAAACTTCTGGGGTATCAAGACTGCTAATGGTGTGATAGATACCAACGACCCGATTGAAGAAGAACCTTCGATGGGTATCAGAGTAGATGGAAAGTACATCTGTCTGATGGGAAGAACAACAGGGAGACCAATGTATCCTTCCCTACTAGGTAGAAACTATTACTTCTTGGGCAACCATGAGAATGAGTTCGACAAAGATATCAAACTATGGAGAGTAGATGCTCTAGGAGAGTCTTCTGATATGAAAGTAAAGGTAGGAGAGGCATGTAGGATACAGGTCAGGCCACCTAACGCTGAAGCAGCAGAGGCATTCAGAGATGTACTTGGTACTGGTATAGGTTTCCATGAGAACATAGAGTATACCACTAACTTCGTAGATGAGGATGAGGTGAAGTTCCTCCATCCACACAAGTTCCTAGCATCTGATTTGTTCCATCAACTGTATGTGCCACTTGAATCATTGAGTGATGCTTATGCTACTGGTAGTAGAACCTTTGAGATAAATGGTGAGGTAGGTAAGGCAGGACCTATTGTATTCACAAAAGGTAGCGTGAGCAGACTATCTACAGAGGGTAGAGAGAGTGCGTATGATGAGTCTGGTAGAAACTTCAGCCTCAATCTAACTAACATATCCCTACAGAGTCAGTATGGAGATAAGCCACAAGCAGAGGTATCGTGCTGGATTAGTGGAGCATGCCATGACAACTCGAATCCGTTCGTTGCTAGAAAGGGCGATGAGGAAATACCTTGGGCTGAGAAGTCATCAATCATTGTGATTGGAAGAATAGGTATGAGTGTGAGGGATGGTGTGGAGAGTCCTAAGATGAATGTCTTTGGTATCTATGCAGACCCAAGGAGAATACGAAAGAGGACACAAGGTGGTAACACCAACATGTCCCAATTCATAGGAGAAGAGTCCAAGTCGGAAGATGAAGAAGACAAACAGGAGTGATATAAATGACTGAAAAGAAAATGAGTAAAAAAGAAGTAGAAACGATGAACGCACAACTGAAAGAGCAGTTGGCTACGGTGACATCCGAGGCACAGAGAATCTCTGAAGCAGCACAGGAGATACAAGCACAATCTGCTAACAGACTGATTATTATCAGGCTGCTAGAGACATTCGTAAACAGTGTCAATGTGAGTCTTCAACAACTACAGAGAGACTTGAATGAGATACAAGGTTCTCCTCAACAACAAGTGGAAAGTGAGGACTAATGGCTGGATTCGGTAAAGCAAAGCAGATGGAAGCGTCGAGAGACATACCACCTGCACTACAGAACACCCAACCTGATGTGGCCCCACTACAACAGGCGAAAAAGCCCATGACTCAGAAGGCTGACGCCTTCGCAGACTTGAGGGCTGAGTTGACTAACCTGCATCAGAACAGACCCAAGACTCACATGTTCGTGGGTATCGCCGGTCATGAGAACACAGGTAAGTCAGCCATTGTGCTTGACGCATTCGTCAAGGATGAGGAAGCAACCAAGAGGGGAGACACTCTTGAGATTGTGGACTTCGATGGTGGGGGGTCGGCATCAGCCAGTGCCTTCTACGCAGACAATGACCGCATTCAGTGTTGGGACCCTTGGGTCATGCAGACTGGTGACAGGACTGCGTATGATTATCCAGAGACTCACAATCGTGTCATGAAGATTATGCAGTTCGCCTTGCAGAGAGCCAAGGAACAGAACGCACCTGACTATGACGGACCTCGACTATGGGGTGTGTTGGTGACAGGTGTTGACCTCTGGGACAGCGTATGTGTCAACAACATGCGTATCGTGGATTTGAATCTCGCTAAGGATGGTATCGACAGTGCTGATTGGAATAAGAAAGTGGGTCACCAGTGGGATTGGGCGATACGCAAGACTCGTTTCCATCAGTTGACTGCTGTGTGCAAGGGACTGGTTAAGCAGGGTGTACGTATCTTCTGGGAAACCCATCTTAGGATTACCAACTACTCTTTCGGAAAGAATGAGGAAGCGGCTAAGTGGAGGCCTGATTGGGAGAAGGCAAGCAACAACTTCGTGTTCCAGATTATCACCATGAACAGGGAAGACTCCTATGATGATGAGACAGGTAAGTTAGTCAAGAGTGAGTACACTGCTACGTTCGACAAGTGTAAGACCAACGCACAACTACAGGGGCAGAAGAGGACAGTTCTAGTTACTGAAGTAGGTAAGCCTGCTGTGTTCCTTGGACTGCCTGAACTATACGACGGAAGTCTGTGATATGACACACGTGACTCTTGATAGGAAGAAGGCGTTAGCCTTCCTCTCATCGTTCGGTGAGAATGTGGAAGACCTGTTAGTGATGGTAGCGGGTGCTAGGTTAACTGGTACTATCGCATACGACACACACTACCTACGCAGGCACATGCTAGTACCACATGATGATGTCAAGAGCGAGGGCAACCTAGGCATATCCGACCTGAAGAAGGTGGTGCAGTTCTGCAAGAAGGCCAAAGGTGCTAAGGTGGTGTTCACCCAACAGGACATGGGGAAGCAACTGACAGTGAAGTGTGATTCAATGACACTGAAAGTACCCACCATGAGTAGCATCAACAGTTATTCCAAAGTCCCGTTCGTTGAGAAGATTCTCAAGCAGACGGAGAAGAGCATGTTCACCACGTACAAGGACAAGCAGTTAGAGGCTCACGGTACGATAGACATAACCAACCTGAAGTCGGTATCTAGTTTCAAGAACTTCTTCGCATATCCTAACTTCATGATATCATTACACCCAGAGGAGAATGAGTTCTTCCTCAGGGCAGGCAAACAAGGCACTATGCAATTGACAATCGACATCGAGTTGACAGATGCAGAAGGCCCGAACCAGAGATATGAATCTAAGTTCGGGAAGTGGCTGATGGAATGTACCTCTCTTCTAGACGAGGGGAGTGCAGTTCTACACATGGGGGAAAGCACCTTCTTGTTCATTCAACAAGATAACAGTTTCCTCGTTATCAAGAACGAGGCATGAGTATGATAGTGGATTGGTTTCACCCTGACTTCGACAGGACTGAGTTACCTCACATATACGAACGCACGAGAGGTGCGGATGGTGTATTGAAGGAGAGGATAATCACATCTGAGGATGATGATTACATCAAACCGTTCTGCTGGGTCAGGAAAGACATCAATCCTAGATTGCAGTCAAGGGTATGTGCAGACTTCCAAGGCACTGAGTTCCACTTCGATGAAGAGGCTGAGGGTATTGATGGTGTACCGCTCATCAAGATGACGACTACTTCACCAGACAACTTGTGGAACATCAAAGACAGGATAGATACCTATGAGGCCGACCTAGACTACAGAGACCAGTATATCATCAACGCATACCCAGATGGTATTCCTGAGTTCGTACCACGCATATGGTACTATGACTTGGAGTGGGATGTCGAAGAGGACTTCACAACTGTCATGGCTGTTGTTGATACCTTTGAAGACCATCCTGTGGTTTTCGCATGGAAGGAAGGAGTGCAATACTTCTCCACTGATTGGATAGACAGACATGGTGGATATGTATTACATCTATATGGAAGTGAGGCTGCGATGCATGAGGGCTTCCTTCAGTATCTTGATGCCTGCAATCCAGACATAATGGTAGCACACGCTGGGAACTGGGCTGACCTTCCACACATGGCTAGAAGGCTAGAGGACATGAACAGACTAAGCCCTCTGCATTACATGACACCTTTGAGAGAGGGGGGTCAGGGTTTCTATGATGATACTGCACAACCACTGAGAGGTCGTCTGGTGTACGACAGTGCCGCACGTGGTATGACTGGTAGTGGTTTCGAGTCCATCTGGCAGAAGTCAGGAAGGGGACAGATGTCTAGTAGGAAACTAGACTGGGTGGCACAGAGACTAGAACTCGGTGAGAAACTCACTAACAGGATAGAGGGAATGACTGTACACAATGGGTGGAGAGAATACTTTGATGAGTTCGTTGACTATTGTCTGGTGGATACCACATTACTCAGAGATGTTGATGAGAAACTACACGCAATCGACTTCCACCTAGCCATGCAACAGTTGTGTGGTGTGGCTTTCCCAAGCACCAATAGGGTAACCAGATACTTCAGGGGTCTGATTGCTAGAAGGACAGACAAGAAAGCACCATCAGGTAGGGCTAACTCAAGAGAGGAACTACAGGCTGCTTTCATTCCAGACCCCAAGTACGGGAGACATGATGGTGTTGCTCTCGTAGACTATGCATCGCTTTACCCTAACATCATCCTCAGTGATAACCTGTCATGGGAGACCAAGAGGAGACATGGTGGTGAGGGAATAAAGACAGTGGGTAATGGTACGCACTGGGAGCAAACCAAACAAGGCCTTCTGCCTAGCGTCGTTGTCGAGATGCTGGCTCTGAGGAAGGAGTACAAGAAGAAGATGTACGAAGCGACTGACCCAGATGAGAAACTGGGATACGACATGCTACAGACTGCTACCAAGGTTGCAGTCAATGCTCTCTACGGTATGGTTTCCATGCGAAAGATAGGGGGTATGTGGTCTGACCTAGACATTGGTAAGACCATCACCTACAGAGGTAGGGAGAGTATCAAGTTCCTAATGACAGAGAGTGAGGAACAGGGATACAAAGCCCTGTATGGACACACAGACTCTGCATTCATTCAAGTCCCATTCGATGAAGCCGAGGCATTAGCAAAGCACCTGACCAAATCTGCTCAGGAGAAATTAGACATGCCTTATCTTGATGTAGAGTTAGAGGCATACTTCGACTATTGGATTAGCACCAAGACGAAGAACAGATACTTCGGTATCAAGACTTGGCCTGAGTCTGAGAAGGGTAAGATGAAGGTCACAGGTTTCGAGTTGAAGGCAGCCAACGCTGCTCCTATTACCAAGCAAGTGCAGGACATAGCATTCAATCTCATAGGAACAGGTGCTTCTGAGGATGATGTGAATGCAGCAATCAGACCCATAGTCAACTCTCTTAAGGATGGTACGGTCAACATAGAGGATGTCGCTACATTCGGTAGAGTCAAGAAACCATTCCATCAGTATACAACAGTAGTACCCATGGCTGTTAGAGCAGCCAAGTATTACAATGACAACATGCAACCAGATGAGCCTTTCAGACCCGGAGACGGAGCACAATGGATATACATATCAAACACGCCTGAGTCTCTTCCTAACCAAGTAGAGTTCAGTAAGAGAAAACCCATGTGGGCAGAGGTAGTTGCGTTCAGAGACCCATCTGAGATAGATGAGTTCGACATTGATTACGAGAAAATCACAGAGAAGATGATACACAAGAAACTGGAATCTGTGTACAGTGCCATGGAATGGAAGTTAGATTCTCTATCAGGTAGTATACCGGAGGAGTGGTGATGACTGAGTATGAGTATTGTTCAAAGTGTGGTGAGGAGATGAAGGGTAGACTTGGTAAGAGACTTGGACTCTGTGACTACTGTGCAAAGAAATGGTATCAAAAAGAAATAAGGGAGATGAAATACAAATGAGTAGAATAGAAGATGAGGTATGTAATAAGATAAAAGGAAGAGCGGCAGTAGGCAAGGAGAAGTACGGAGTGACCATGGAGACCGCTCCTCTTACCACGATGGAGTGGTTGACTCATGCACAGGAAGAGGCCATGGACTTAGCCGTATACCTACAGAAACTCATAGAGAAGCAGCAACACCTGCGTAGAGATGTGTGTTGGTGGTGTGGTGGTAGACTCATCTGGCAAAGCGATTTCGATAAGGAAGACGTGGTTGGTGAGGGTGAGGGTATGGTGACATTCTTGACATGCAGCGACTGCAACGCTGAAGTTCAGTACACGACGGGGGATGAGGAAGAGTGATATCGAAATGCAACTGTGGATGGCAAGGTCTCACTACCACACATATGGTGAAAGGTACACCTATGTGTCCCAACTGTGAAAGACCTTTCTCACAATTCAAATGCGAGGGGTGTGGAGAATGAGGTACAATCCTAATGAGGACATTAAGGTAGACAGGACTGAGAGGGATGACTATCCCTTTGATGACCTGCTTGAATCGTACAGTAAGAGTACATACGCTTGGCAACCCGGCATGGTGGTTGATGGTGTGGAGCAGATACTGAGAGTGACTAAGAGCAGTCTAGGTACATTCGGTTTCTGTGCAAAGCAGTACGAGTTTCAGAACATAATGAAACTACCCACTGAGGAGAAGGACCACCATGTTCGTGGAAACAACGTGCATGATTTTACTGAGTACTTCTTTGAGCAGATGTACGAACACTATGATGAAGTGATAGAACTGATAGAAAAAGGGGAGATAGAGAAGGCTAGAGACCGTATGCACTCGGTCATCCCCACACCGCCTGAACCATATCAGTATGGTGAGCCTGAGCAGATTACTGCTTGGGTTGATTGGCAGTTCAATAGACTGCTAGCCTGCGAAGGAGAGAACTGGTTTCCTGCTGGTAATGAGGCGGAGATACATGGGTCAAGAATCGTAGAGGTGAAGAACGATAATGGTGATACAGTCAATGTACCTATTCACATGCGTGGTTTCATCGACAGGATATTCGAGGATGGAGAAGGGGGCTTCGCTCTGATGGAGTTGAAGACCGGCAAGTGGAAGACTAGGAAGTCATCTGACATGAGGGCTGAGATGCAGTTCTACAAGATGATGCTAGAGAACAGCCCACACGGTGAGTATCTCCCCATCACACACTGGGGATGGGAGTTCCCCGGTGGGGACATAAACGAGGGTGACGGCAAACACTGGGACTACCAGTCTGTCAATGACAGAAGTGCCAAGAACACCCCAGCAGTAGTGGAGCGTAGGCTGAAGAAGTTAGTCAAGGCCCACTTGGATAAGTCATTTCCCGCAAGCAGAAACGAGTTTAAGTGCGCTTGGTGCGACTTTCTGGATATCTGCCCTGCGTGGACATTGGAGGAGTTAGAATGAACAGAGAAGACAACGAAGAGAGAAGAAATTGCCAGAGAATGCTAGAGAAGGTCTTGACAGGAGTAGTATCTAGATTAGTACCATACATGAATGTGAATGTGAAAATGAAAATGACAGGTAGAGATAACTATACCATATCGTTAAGCAGACAAACTACACTACACGAGTATGGTGACATAGGAGTACAAGCACCAGAGGATGAGAAGTACGATTATCTAGATATAGCAATTAACAAGACTCTATTGAACAATCCTGACATTGGGAGCATTGTCGGTAATTTGATTGATGATGTGGAAGTGAAAATGGAACACCTAAGGCAGAAGGATTAGGATGGGATTCATCACATTGGACTTCCCAAGAGAAGTTCTTGAGTTGAACTCTGAGGGTAACAAGGGCTTCAGGAGACTGGTAAAGAACTCCGAAGAACTAGAGGCTTACTGGAGGGGTAAGAATGGGAGTGGTAACGTATACTTCACTGCGTATGGATACAGAAGCCTGACCCCACCTCGTAACCACAGAGTTGACTACAACACACCAATCATCAGACACTTCGTATGTGACTTTGATTGCAAGAACTTCAGGAAGAAAGGTGAGGATGTACCGTTTGATGAGATGCAGGAACAGGTACGTGCCCTCCATACTCACTTAAAAAGCAGCAACAAAATCCACTATATTTGGTTTAGTGGTGGTGGTTTTCATTTTTGGATACCACTTAGCAAAACCCACACACCCTCTACAGGGTATGACGTGGCTATGGTCAAGGAAGCAGGTAGACATCTTCTCTCCGACTGGCATAAGAAGTTAGACTTGTATTGCAACGACCCTACTGTTGCCTTCGATACTGCTGGTATGATTAGGATACCTAACTCCTACAACAGCAGAAGAGGCTGCTGGACAATCCCTCTTACTTCCCATGAAGTGATGACGTGTAACCATGATGACCTCATAGAAATGTCACAAGAGTCACGTTCTGGTTTTATCAAACACGGCACTGAGACTGTCAAACTACAAATCAAGAAGAGAACCAAGAAGTTCAAGGGTAAGGAGTACAAGAACATCGACTTGCCTGAACTGGCTATTGACAATATGATTATCCTACCATGCCTAGCACAGTCAGCAATGGGTGGTGGTAACCCCACACACAAGGCTAGGGTTCACTTCGCATCATACCTAGCGGGTAGACTGAGGTGGTTCTTCCCGCCTGATTATCCTTCATTAGAAGAGAAGGAAACTCACATCAACCAGATTGTTGATATCATTGAGGCTCAAGAATGGGTTGACTTCAATCCATCAGTCACTAGACATCAAGTCAAGAGTATAGTGATAGGCAGTGGTGGTAACAACGGATATATCCCAGCCACCTGTCGCACGTTAATACACGACGGTATCTGCACTGGAAGATGCAGATACTATGATGGGACAGCGGAGGATGATTGAATGAATACCAAGAGGATTTGTAAGGAATGTGGAAAGAAACTACCAAGTAGGAATGGTAATAGAAAGTCATTCACCAATCTATGTCAGTTTTGTTTCACACACCCACCAGACGATTATAGGTGTCACGCTATCACACAAAAGGGTAACAGATGTGCTTTCAGAATAACAGGTAAATCTAGGAAGTTATGTAAGATACACTCTAGGAGGCAAAAAGAATGAGAAGACCTGCCATGATTATTGATAGCAATGAAAGGGGTGTACTGTGTGATTCAGTAATACGTAAGGCAGAGAAAGCGGGCTTGTCTGTGATAAGAAAACCGCTAGTGGTAGGGGACTATCTTCTAGGCGAGGCTTGTGTTGAGGCCAAGAGCATCAACGACCTATTCCTATCCAGTCACAGCGGTCATCTATGGAGACAACTGGAGAACATGGACATCAACTACCAACGCTTCTTCTTAGTCATACACGGTGGTATAGACAAGTATGTCGCTATGGCTAAGAAGACAGGCAAGAAGGTGACATACACTAGGATACAGAATGAGTTGACTGGTACTATTGCACGCATCATGAGTGACTTTGAGTGTCAAGTATTCTACACACCAAACGTCAGTGAGGCTGCTTTGTTCATTACCAAACTTCACAACAAGTTGCATAAGCCAGCGTCTAGCCACGGTGCTAGAACAATACGAAGAGTGGCATCCAACGACATCAGAGCCGACATGTTACTGGCCATTCCCGGTATAGGTAAGGACATGGCTGATAGGATTCTAGAACAGTGCGGGAGCATAGAAGAGATGTGTTTCCCTGAATCTTTGAAGAAGATAAAGGGTCTAGGTGATGTGCTGCGTGGCAGAATAGTACAGGCACTCACATCTGAAGAGAAGATGGTAGTAGAGAGAAAGGTGAAAAGAAGTGTATAATGTACGACTGTCTTGTATATACATAGTATGTATTAAGTACTGACCCCGTTTGGGGTCAATCATGCGTCACTACTCAGAGTACCAAGCAGTGCAGAAGTTTCCTTTGTTCAAGGGGTACTTGGAGCACTTTAGACAGACATCAATGGAAAACGACATACCCGGTATGCTTTCCTTCTTCTTCCTACAAGGACAGGTTGCTGTTCCTTTTGTGAGGATACCTTGGGGTTCATCACATCTAGACCCACGTGTGCACGTGTTCTGGATTCAACCAAGCAGGTCTGGTAAGTCTGTGTCTTGGGAGTTCATAGGTGACATCTGTAGAGAGGCCGAGATACCCACTGAGATGTACACCACAGGGACTGACGCTGCTCTGATAGGTGGATGGGAAGAAGAGATTGTTGATGGTGAAACAGTCAAGCATCTCAAAGAGGGACTGTTAGATGGGCGTAAGGCACTCAACTTCGATGAGGGTTCAATCATACTCAACCCCAACAAGCACAGTCAGGAGACTGTGTTGTATCTACAGTCTGCCTGCAACCCCGTAGGTAGTAACAACAACGTACTTGTCAAGCATACCAAAGCAGGGAGGATAGAGACTGAGTCTCTGGTTTCGATGTGGATTACCACTTTCCCACCGAAGGGTGTCAAGGAGTACGTTCTGACCAAAGGTATCTTCCAAAGGGTTCTGCTGTATTGGGCAGACTGGGATACAGACAAGAGGATGGGTGTGAGCATGAAGAGGATGGAGATGGCATTCAAGAAGATACCCAAGTTGTCTGTCGAGCATGACGACATAGTGGATTACTTCAAAGGGTTGACTAAGAGGGTGAGAGATAGATTACTCAACATCAGTGAGACTTCCTTCTCAGACTGGGACACTATGAATAGATACGACCAAGAGGAACTGCTACAGTCTCATATGCATCAGATGTTCACAGCAGGAGATGACTTCTACGCTGCTGCGTATGACTCCATAGAAGACTACTACTCTCTACTAGACGGTCTAGGGCCGGGTATCGGTGATGTGGTTGCTTCATTCATGCCTGCTGTTGAGAATTACACAGTCATCTTCGCAACGCACATGGCCATGCTAGACGAGTCATGGGAAGTGACAGGAGAGCACGTTGACATGGCTAAGGACATTCTATACGACCTGACTAAGAATCTGATTCTATGGTTAGAAGACGAGGTTGAGGTTGGATACAAGAAGACAGAGGTGTCTGAGTACAAGAAGAGATTTGCAATAGCGTATCAGAACACAGATGCTGTAGACTTCGATGACTCCAGAGGAGCAGGTTGGCACAGGAAGAACAACGTGATACAGACGTACATGAAACTCAATTCAGTCACTAGAGGCACTGGGTGGAATCACTTTGGTAAGTACGCTAAAGATATGTTTGACACCGTAAAGGAGAACAAGGTAGTGTATCTCCGAATGAAAGAGGGCGCTAACGATGAGTGACATACTTTCCTTAGACATAGAGACCGAGAACTACTCTTGGGACATTGGTGGGTGGAACAACATGAACCTATTCAAGACAAGTGTAATTGCAACTTGGGATGGTACTCAAGGTACTTTGTTTAGTAATAAAAATATACAATTAGAAAACGTGAATGTACTTCCATTACATGCATCAGATATAGGTAATCATATATCAGAACATATAGAGAAAGGTGGTAAACTACTAGGTCACAATATAATTGGTTTTGACCTACCAGTTATCAGAGATTCGTTAGACTGCTGGGCTGCTGGAGATGTAATGTCAAAGAGTTCAGATACAATAATAGATACCAAGAACCTAGTTTCAAAAGCATCTAAACTATTATCAGATAGTATAGTGACATCGTTAGATGTACTTTCAAAATGCACTTTGAAAGAAGGTAAGATAATGCAGAGTGTAGATGCACCTGAACAATGGGCTTTGGGTAAATACAATGAGGTAGCGGAGTACTGCCTTAAAGATGCACAACTAACATACGAGTTGTACAAGTACGGCGCTGAATATGGTGTAGTAAAGTCACTTTCCTTAGATACAGGAAAAGAGATAGAGATAGAGGTGGATTGGAAATGACCGATAATGACAAAACAAATAACGCACAAGTGATGAATATACGGGCAGCAAAGGCTATTGTCGAAACTGTACGTACTACCTTAGGACCGATGGGTATGGACAAAATGATGGTGGACGGTGCTGGAAACGTGATAGTGACCAACGACGGTGCTACCATCCTACGTGAGTTAGACGTAGCACATCCCGGTGGTAAGATGATGATAGAGATATCAAAGACACAGGAGACGATATGCTATGACGGTACTACCAGCACAGTAGTGTTGGCCGGTCAACTACTCTCCAACAGTGAGATGCTTTTCGAGAAGGGACTACATCCCAATGTGATATGCAGGGGATATCGTGAAGCATCGCAGATGGCGATAGACTACTTGAACAGAGAAGTGTCATTGGAAACAGGTAATGAGTTCTTGCACGACATAGCCAAAACTGCAATCACCGGTAAGACCGTAGAGGCTGCTACTGATATCGTAAGCACCCTTTGTGTGGATGCAGTCATGGCTGCTGGTGATGTGGACAAGGTCAGGGTAGTCAGTCTACCCGGTGGTAGCATCGAGGAATCTTACTTGTTCAATGGTGTGATTGTGAGTAAGGACTTCGTACTAGACTACGACTTGGATGACGAGACCAACATCCTTCTACTCAACACAGGGCTTGAGGAGGAGAAGAGCAAGGAGAACGTACAGGTTCAATTGAACGCAGCAGATTACTCTCAGTTCCAGAAGTCAGGTAGGGACAACCTGCTTGAGCGTGCACAACACATAGTGACGAAGATGGAGGGGAAGGGTGTTGTGTTCGTCAGAGATGGTGCACATGACCACGTCTGCGCTTATCTAAGGAAGAACGGCATAGGTGTGATAAGAAGAGTACCTGAGAGTGTGATGAAAGCACTAAGAGGATGCCTAGGTATCAGTGTAGCGCAGACACCAGAAGAACTCGAAGAGGCAGCCTTCGTCAAAATATCGAGGCAGAAGCACAATGACGTGCAGTACATTTTCGTACATTCAATCGTTGAAAGTGACCAGTCCACTCTGGTTCTAAGAGGGGCAACACAATCTACCTTAGACGAGGTGGAGAGAGGATTCGATGACGCATTGGGTGTAGTCAGCCTAGTCAAGGAAGACGGAAAGATAGTCGCTGGTGGTGGTTCATCATTCGTGGCTATGGCTTCCTATCTGAGGAATCATGGTGCTAGTGTAGGCGGAAGGCCTCAGATGGCTATAGAGGCCTTTGCAGACGCTCTAGAGATTATTCCTGCTACCATAGCAGAGAATGCGGGTCACGACCCACTCGACGTGGTGCTGGCTATGAGACACGAAATACAAAGTGGAAATCTACACTACGGTCCTAATGTTACTGATGGTGGAATTACCAACATGAAAGACGCTGGTGTATTCGAGCCTACCAAACTAATCAAGCAGGCTTTGCTTAGTGCGACAGAAGTCACTACTGCCCTACTAAGGATAGATGATATCGTTGGTAGGAGACCTGTAGAATAATGGGAAGACTTCTAGACAAACTAAACGTCACTTGTCGTGCTTGTGGTTACAAGCATATCCCAAGAAGGCTGAATGCACGTTATCAAGATGCTGAAAAAAGGAGAATCAATCTTTGGCAGTGTAAGCAATGTGGTCACTTTTGGCAGGATTCGGTATACAAAAAGACGAAACAATAATTTACCTTCGGTGTAGAATCTACACCAGTATGTTATGGCGATGGTTTGTTCGTAAACTCATGAGAGTAATGGGACATGTCTACGTGTGGTTAGACAAGCGTGTAAAATACTCTGAAGATGAGGTCAAAGAAGTACTTGGTCTGAAGATAGACAAAGACCTCCAAACCTCCTCAAGATACGAATTATGTCAACTAATAGAAAAAGAGTTCAAAGTAGACAAAGATTCATTCTGGCATCTACACAGCACTCAGAAGATAAGATTCGCAGCACAGCAGATTCGTGAGATGAAGAAGCCGAGTAAGTTCGAGTTGGGGTATTGATGGATTTGAGTTTAAGGAAAGTTAAGACAAGTAGTAGATTTAATTGGTGGAGGTGTAAATTGATATGAAAAGATATAGTAAGACTGCAATGTTTATCAGATGTATGAATGAGATTTTTGAGGATTGGGACGAAGAATGATTGTTGACCAGCGTGTGATAGACAGTATAGTCAACGACATGGAGATAGAGATACCTTTAGGATTCCCTTTGCTTCTACTGGCTACGACAGGATTGCTCATCTATTTTGTATGGTCTAGTAGGGATAGTGAATGAATGCCATATCTCTGTACGAAGTGAGTCCTAGAGATGGTTTACAGGGTTTACCAAGAACCATCCCTTTGAGGAAAAAAGTCAAACTAATCAAGAAACTAAAGGGTGCAGGTATAGAAGACATAGAAGTGGGAAGCCTAGTGCACCCCTCTATACTACCAATGAGAGAAAGTGGTAAACTGTATAGAAAGACAGGCGGAGACTTACTGGTGGTGAATGAGAAGGGCTTCGATAGAGCGATAGAACTAGGTCTTGAAAGTGTGAATGTAGTGATAAGCCCCGACAACGACTTCAACAAAACAAATCAAAAAAATACATATCAGAATATAATGAGTGTATATCAAAATAAATGTAAAGATATACCAATAAATAGATTGTACATTAGTTGTGCATTTAGTAAGGGTGTATCTAAAAAAGCCGTTTTAGAGTGTGTTAAGTGGGGAAAAGACATATCAAAATGCATTGTACTATGTGATACAGATAGTAATGCAACTGTCAAAAGCATTGCATCTTTGTGTAAGGAAGCAAAAAAGATTACACACAATCTAAGCATACACCTACACGTGAATGAAGATAGTACAGAATACATCAAAGCCGCCTATGACTCAGGTATCAGACAGTTCGACTGTTCTGTGGGGGGGTTAGGTGGTTGCTTCTCTGTGGATTCAGCGCAAAGTAATCTGAGAACAGAGTCATTGGTATCATGGGCATTGACCAATGACATACCAATAGAGGAGAACATACACGTGGACAGATTAACCTCAACAGGTGAGTATGCATACAACTTAGCATATTCATACAGTCAAACTAGACTGGAGAAGATTATGTCTAAGATAGGAATCTTGCTTTAGGGGAACATGATGTGGAAAAATTACTCAGACCACTCCCAGCCACCTACGTTATCACAGTAAGGGCCGAACTTCTCTCTCATTCTTGATGAGTAGTCATCTATCCTCTCCTCATGAGTGAGCCATGTATCCAACCAAACCACGTCCCAACTGCTTCCTTCGGGTATCTCCCACGTATTGATGTCCGCATGGATTATAGTGAATCTGTCATCCTTAGCACAGTGCTCCCAAACCAAGTCAATGACATCCTGCTCCTTCTCGATTATTGTTACGCTGGTCACATCATCAGAGTCAAGCAGTGGTATGTGTATCATACCAATACCGAGGCCACCTAGCAACACATCCCCCGACATCCTCTCCACGAGCCAGTCATGCTCACTATACTCCTGCTCCGTGTCCTGCATTATATTGAGCCAAGACTCACCGAACTTCCTGTATAGGACGGTGTAGTTACCCTCTGCTATGTTGCGAAAGTTCACGTAGTTCAACCAAGAAGGCTCACCAGTGGTAGCGGTGCACTGCTCGACCTTGTAGTCCCCACTCTCGCCATCGGGTATACCCGTTACTTCCCATCTCATGGTATCATCACCCTCACTGTCACTGTTGGAGATGACAGAGTAGTACCATTGGAATTAATGGCACTGCAATTCACGGCCCAACTGAATCCATCACCTGATTGTTGCAACAACAAATACCCTCTTCCTCCTGAATTGTGGGTTATAGATGCGGTTATTCCAATATGTGTGGAAGTACTGTCTTGTGCAGAAGAACCACTACCACTCTTGGAAGTACTGTTTATTGCATTATTGGTGTCTTGCACTACCGAAGGAGTCCCCATGCCCCATGAAAAGGAGGTCGCTCCTGTCGCTCTGCAATATCCGAAGGTTCTAAATTGAAGAACACCACTACCAGCGTTTAACGCAGAAGTGTAAGAAGGGCCATAAATCAATTCGACATCTCCCGTACCACTAGAAAAAGTACTACCTGAGTTTGCGGGTATCACACCACTTCCTGTGATACAATCTATTATCACGGCATCGTCATAGTTACCAGTAGATGAAGTAGCCACGCTAACATTGGATGGTGCGCTTCCTGCCGATTGCGTAGTACCACTAGCAACTGAGGAGTAAGACCCATCTCCAGCAGAGTTGCTTGCTCTGACTCGATAGTAGTAGGTGGTGGATGCGCTCAACCCTGTGTTGTTGAAAGTGGTAGACCCCGTGCTTGTGATTTGGGAATATCCGCTTCCTGAACTCGTAGACCTCTCCACCTTGTACGTGGTAGCACCGCTGACGGCATTCCAACTGAGGTTCAATTGACTACTGGATACCACACTCACACTCAGACCAGTCACTTGTCCCGGTGCACTGACAGTACCCGCACCGCCTGTACCATCCTCGCAAGTGCCGTAGAATCCGGGTATGAAAGGCATCTCAATCACCCTATCGCTGCGAAGTTTCCATCCGATACCGCGATATACGTCCTCGCAGTGTTTGTCGGCATATCAGCATGAGTACCCAAGATGTGGGTATTACCATTATCACCGATGGTCTCATCGCTGCCTGTGTCGTTGATGATGACGAACTGTACGCCTGTCGCCATGCTGGATGGGAGTGTCACTGAACCACTGCCGGTGATATAGACCACAGAGCCGGACTGAGCGTTCGTGAGCGTGGTGGCCCCTGTCGCTGCTATGATGTTAGCCTTGTTGCCTACTGCTGCCACTCTACACATGGTCAGCATCGTTCCATCAGTCTGCACTCTGACAGTGTTGCTGGAGTCATCAGCATCGTTCTGCCTTACTCCAAGTTTTATCTTGTCACCAGCCCCTAGCACTAGAGCACCAGCGAAGTTCAACTGTATATCGAAATCATAT